TCGGAGTCGACCTTGCTGGCCGCGGCGGCGGTCGTCGCGCCGGTGATGCCCGTGCGCGTTCCGCTCACGTTGACCTGAGCGGTCAGCGTAGCGCCAGCACCTTTTGGATGTGCTGGATGCCATGATTGATCATGGGGATTTTGTCGCTACGCAGGGAGGCTACCTGTGCCATTTAGCTGGTTCCTTCCTTAAGCGATCTTGAGTTCGACAGCGGTCTTCGACCGCAGCGGACGGATGCCGACCATGCGGCGAGCGATCAGAAGGACGCCCTGCTTCTCGGGCTGGTCGACCATCTGGAAGCCGAGGTCCTGGACCACGGCGGTTGCGGCCGCATACGGCGTGTAGACGGCACCACGGGTGTTCGTCATGTCGATGCGGTAGAGCGACGGGATCGCGGCGTTGGCCGAGTCGTTCGCGCCGAACACGGAGTTCAGGTTGTTCGACTTGATGACCTCGACATCGTCGACAGTCGTCAGCGAGTATTTCCGGATGTCGGAAGCGCCGCCGTTGAAGTCGCGATTGAGGTTCTTGTCGCTGCGAGCGAGAAGATACCACTGCGCCGTCGGGAGGATCGCGCGCACCGGGTGCGAGTTCACCGGAACCTTCTTGCCGTCCATCGTCTCTTTCGCCTGGCTGATGCCGTCGAAGAGCGTGGTGGCCGTGGTTGCGAACGCCGCATTGGTGAGCGCCGAACCACCGCTGTCGTTGACGAAGAGCGCGCCTTGGCGGCTCGACTTGACGATCATGCGGGCAGTGTTGGCGTCGTAGTGCTCGGCGAGCGCCCGACCCATCGCCTCGGTGTAAGGCGAGCGGACGTCGAGGTCGAACAGAGCCTCGTCAACGTCGGACACGAAGACCGAGCTGATGAGCTTGTCGTCCGGCGCGACCGTGACGTCCTGCGACGCAATCTGGCCGCCGGTGATCTCGACACCGGGGGTGTGGTACTGGACATCCGCGTTCCAGAACGCCGCAAACTTGGCGTCCTTAGCGCCCTTGAGGCTCTGGCTGAGGATCGTTCCAGCGACCTTCAGCTCAGCCGCATAGGCGGTGAGCACTTCCGAGCCGCGGGTGCTCAGGAAGAGTTCGAGAGCGTCCGAGCCGCCTTCGCGGAGACCTGGACGTGAGGGATTGGAGTTCACTTAAACTTCTTTCGTTGAGGTGTGGACTTCTGGTGGTCCGCTTCCTCAAGGCCCGTGCTGGTCGAGGATCGGCCCCTCAGGGCTCGTCTCGGGCGGTCGGGTTGTCTTTTGGTCGTCGGTAATAACTGCCCGTCGTTGGCTATCGGTGACGGGGCCGAGGCCGGCGCATTGTCCCCGGCGTCGCGCGAACGGCGGGGGTTTCGGGGGAGCGCCGCGCGGTGCCGCCCCGGAAAGGATTACTTCTTCTTGAGACTGCCGGCCTTGATCGACCGCTCCATCTTGGCGACGGCCGCTTTGCGCGCAAGCGGGTCGCGGGCCGTGTCGGCCTTCGCGAGGTCGCGGTCGAACTCGAGACGGTCGCTGTAGACGTCGCCTCGGTTGGTCCCGGAGGTGACGTTCGTGAGCCGGCCTTCGCCGGGCTCAGCGCCGCGATAGTCCTTGAAGAGCGCCGTCACGGCCAGCCCGACGGTTTCGACATCGCCGGACTGCGCGTTGAACGCTTCGATCTTCTTGGGTGACCAGTTCTTGGCCGCCCATTCGACGGCCTTCTGGACCTCCGCATAGTCCTCCACGCCGGCCGCCTTCATGGCCGCCGACTTGAGGCCCTCCTCGTAGGCTTTCACGCCCGCGAGGTAGAGGTCGATATGTTCGTTGCTGATGCCGGCCTCGAGGAGAGGCGCACGGACTTCCGCAGACAGCTCGCCGGTTTCGGCGTAGGCCGTCTGGGCGGCCGTCATGGCGTCCGCGAGGGAGGCTTCAGAGGTTTCCTCTGAGGACTCTTCCTCTTCAGAAGTCTCCTCGGTGGTTTCCTCTGTCGACTCTTCCGTCGACTCCTCGGTCACCTCTTCGGAGGTTTCTTCGGACTCTTCGGTAGCGGCCTCAGTCTCTTCCTTCGGAGCCGAGAACTTGGCCTCGAGCTCCGCGTAGGACTTCGCCATTTCGGCGAGCCTCACCTCACCCTTGTCGGCATCCCAGAATTTCTCAGGGATACCTTCAGGGGCCGGCTTGGGCTCGATGGAGGGACGCATGGGGTCCGGAGCGGACGCCTCGACGGTGAAGGAGGCGGTGCCGGCGAGGTTCTCAGTGACCTCGCCTGTGGCGTTCTCTTCCGCCATTACTCAGCCTCCCCGGCTGCGGCCTTGTCCTTCGGCCAGCCACCGAGAGGGGCGCCGTAGGTGGTCAGGAGCGAGCCGCCTTCGAGCGAGACCTCTTCGGCCTCATACTCGGTCACGCGGTCGACCTCGGGGTTCAACGTCCGGTCTTCATAGACCGTGTTGGTTTCCCGGATGGTGCCACCGGCGAGTTCTTCGCGCTGCGGAGCGGGTGCTTCCTGGGCCGCGACGATCTCAGCGAGCTCGTCAGGGGGGATGTCTGTGATCTCCGCCGGAGTCTCAGGCTCAGATGCGGAATTTTTGCTACCCATCAGGGCACTTAGAATGTTCTTACTGGCTGCCATTCATACCTTCTGCGATGCGGGCGGCCGCCTCAGGGTCCTTTGCCAGGTCCATTGCGCCTTTGGCGACTTGAGGGGCGACTGCCGCGGTGGTCTGCTGTTGAGCTGCTGCTTGCTGTTCGGCTTGCTGTTGGGCGGCCGACTTGAGGAGCCCTTGGACATCCATGATGCCCTGAGAGGTCCCGGTGCGGAGCGCGAGCTCCTGGCCGTCGACGTTGGCGGACATCCAATTCTCACCGAAGAGCTCGAGGAGGGACTTGGCCCATTCCATGATGGCGACCGCTTCGTGCGTCTCGCCGAGCGCGGCGAACCCCGTGACCACCTGGACGGTGACCGTCTTGGGGAGCTTGGGCGCCTTGCCCTGCTTCGCCAGGATGTAGAGGATGCGGCGCGCGTAGGGCGCCTGAGCCTCCGACGAGAGGACCGTGTAGGTCCCTCCGAAAGAGTCCTCGAGTTCCTGGGCGACCGCCCTGATCTCTTCGGCCGTGACGCGCTCGGCGTCGCGGATGGTGTTCGCGGTTAGGAGGAACGCCTGCGAGAGGCGCCGCTCAATGCTCTGGAGCACGTTCCAAAGGACTTGGAAGTCCGCGCCCTTCTCGAGCTGGAGCGTGTTGATCTTGTCGATGAAGCCGGTGAGGGCGTCGCCGGTCTCGGCCTGGGCCAGCTCCTCCACGTCGATCCCGGAGTTCGGGTCGATGATGCGGATGATGCGGGCGGCCTCAGCGGCGAACTGGAGGATCGCTTTCCAGCCGTCCTCGAGCGAGAGGAAGTCGCCGGCGTACTCGGCGATCATCGACCGCCCGTAGTCAGAGCCGGGAACCGCCTGCCAACGGAGGGCCTGCCAGCCCGCCACGTCGGCCTTGGCCTGACCGCGGGAGCCGGGGACCTCAACGTCGTTGAGCTCCTGGTAGTGGATGATGTTGTCCCCCTCGCGGAGGATCATCGTGTAGAGCTTGACCTTGTCCTCGCTCTTGTCGGCCGGGTGGCCGGGCTCGGCGCTCTGATCGACTGCGATGTTCGCGGCGGCGAGTGTCGCCTCGTCGAGCTCGGAGGGGTAGACCTCCTCCTCGATCACCGCCTCGAGCAGCTTGCCCTGGGCGTCACGGCGGACCACATACTGATCCAGCCGCCACATCCGGAGGACGCTGCCGTCGTCGGGGTGGTAGACGAGGGTGTTGCCGGCCACGATCAGGTGACGGAAGACCTCCATCCAGAGCGGCCGCGAGCCAGAGGCCTCGACCAGGGCCATCGCCAAATGGCTGATGCCGGCGAGGGCTTCCTGAGCCGGGCCTAGCTTCGTACCCATCGCTTCGGCCGTCTTCGGGTCGATCTCTGGGCGGAAGAAGGGGCGCTGCGGCGGGAACAGCGAGAGGAGCAGCTTGGCCGCCACGTTGTTCACGCCGCGGGCTCCGAGGGAGCTGTAGGGCTGCGTGGCGACGTCGTGCGGATCAGACGCCCCTTGCTCGGGGATCAGGCCGGGGATGGTGAGCTTGGACGCGGTGCGGGCTTGTTCGAGGACGGTGTTGCGAGAGCGCTGCAAGAGTGCGTAGCGCGAAGCTGCGGTCGCCATCTTAGAACCTGTTCATGCGGAAGTCTCGGCTGCCGCCGCCACCTCCGCCGCCACCACTGGAGGTGCCGGAGGAAGAGGTAGCGGTGCTTGAGCCGCCGCTTGACGTCCCGCTCGAGTTGCCGCTGGACCCACCGCTGGATGCGGGAGGGATCGTGAGGGGGTTCACGAGGTCGATCCGGAAGGCGCTGGTGCCGGCGCGGGTGGCCGCGATGTTGCCGAGCAGCCCGTCGAGGATGGGGTTCCGGAGGACGGGGAGCGGCTTGTCTTGTTCCGCGGCTGATGGCGCCGGGATTTTCGGTTTACTTGCGACGCACAATGCGTGGGTCTCCTGTGGGGACAGGGCTCAGCGCACAGGGCGGCCTTGTCCTCTGGGCCGCACGGGAGGCGGCGCCTGGCCGGCGCCATCGCGCCAGTTCTTCAGGAAGAGGATGACCGACCGTTGACCGGCCGCGTGGAATATCTTGTCGGAGGAGTCGCCGGGCTGCGGGACGGGTTCGGGGAACCGCTCGTCGAGCTGCCGGATCAACTCCCCGATAGTGTCGGGGAAGCGCAATCTGGTCTCCTGGAAAGAAAGCCCCGGTCTCCACACAAGGGAAACCGAGGCTTCAAGTTTAGGCGTGCCAGTGCTCGGTACGTTCTAACGCATACCTAGTAGGAACCGAGGTGGTCCCCAAAGGGGTGCGGCATAATGGCACATGGCTATTTGGGCGGGCTCCAAAGCCGCGGCGTGCGGCCGTCCCACTCCTCGTAGCGAAGGATGCGGGCGAGCCTGGCTTGCTTGATGGCGTCGGCTTCGGTGAGGCCTGCCTTACAGTAGGCGGAGACGATGGCCGCCCAGACAGGCATCTCCACTCGCCGCCACCGGGTCTCGGGCTGGCCCTTGCGGGGGCCACCTTTGAGGACGTGCTCATAGTCCTCCCACCCGAGACCCGTGAGCAACTCTTGGGCGGCGATGGGGCCGGCGCCGGGGAGCCCTGGATAACCGTCCGTGACGTCACCAACGATGGTCTGCCAGAGGTGGAACCAGTCGGCGTCCTCGACGCTAATCTCCCGGATGCGGGGCTTCTCCCCACCATACTGATCCTGCGGGCGGTAAAGCTTGCCGGGGATCGTCTTCATGTCCTTATCGGCGGACACGATGATCCGCTCGTCGGTCCTATTGGGGTCCGTGGCGAGGATACCCATGACGTCGTCGGCCTCGAGCGCCGTCCAGCGGACGGTCTCGTAGGTCTCCGCCAGCCACTCCTTGAGGTCGTAGAGATGGACCGGCCGTTCGACGTCGCCGCGTGCCGCCTTGTAGGTCGGATCGACGCGGTCCTTGCGGAACGAGTTGAAGTCATCCGAGAGGCACACGATGATGTCGTCGGCCTTGAGCCGGTCGGCGAGCTTGACGATCTCTTCCTCGGCCAGCCTACGGGCCGCCTCCTCGTCAGCGGCTACCGATTGGGTGCCGTCACCGTTCCAATCGTAGGACCGCTGGTTCGCGGAGGTGGCTCGGTAGGCGAGGAGGTCGGCGTCGAGCAGGAGGGTGCGGGTCATTCTGATTGACAGAGCCGCGCCCGCCGCTGCTCGGCCAACAGTTCCTCCACCTTTTTACCATCATGAAGAACCTCCGCCATTTGCTTATAAAGCTCTACGCGGCGGTCAGCGTCTCCCGTAACGAAGTCGTAAAGAGACCTTGCCGCGATGCGCGCCTCATGTCTCTGCTTCTCGATTGGGTCTTCATCATCAATCACGATAGAAATAGTGTGTGTCTGTTTCATGGTCTCTCAATCTTGATGTTGAAGCTCGCGAGGAACAGCTCGTCGCGCTCGATGAGGACCGAGAGAACCGTCTCGAGGTCGAGACTACCCAACGCAACGCTCTGGGCGGTGTAGCCGCCTCCGATCACGATGCTGCCACCCTGCTTCGCCGCCTCATTGCGAAGATGGCGCAAGCGTGGCAGCCGGTTCGCGGCCGTGCCGATCCGCCGAGCTTCGCTTTCCGTCAGCGGTTCCCGCTCGGGGACGACGACGAGCTGTCGGGACCCGTCCGGTCGATCTTCAGGTTCTCCTTCACCCACCGTTGGAGCTCGTCGAGCTGGATGGCTTGCTCGGTGGCGACGAGGGCGTCGTTGGGAGAAAGTCCAGCTTGCGGGGCGGGACCATGAGGGCCGCCGGCGGCGGGGACAGAGCCGGGCACTGGCGCTGCTCCGGGACTGCCGGGATGGGCTGAGGCGCTGGCGGCCTGTCGCAGCCGCTCAGCACGCTCAGCGCGGGCACGAGCGTCAGCAATACGCGCTTCATAGGAGGCGTCTCTTTCTTTGTTAATGGCGGCCTGCTCCGCGAGGACGCGGTCAGCGTGGGCCTTATCGGCTGCGCGAGCGGCGTCCGCCGCGGCGCGGTAGTTCGCGACGGTCTGGGCGAAGGCCGCCTGCTCCCGGTGATAGAGCTGCTCGAAGCCGTTGCTCTGCTTTCTCCAGTGGCGGGTCTCGCCTTTCTGGATGAGCAGCATGGACCCGAGGGTGATCCCGAGGAGGAGCCCGAGGAGACCCTGCCAGTTCTTGCGGAGGAACCCGAGGACAGCGAGGGCTTCCATCAGACCACCCGCCGGTTGTCTGGCATCCAGAGCGGAGGCTGAGCCTGCTCCGGGAGGTAGACCTTGGGCGGGTAGGTCTCGGTGTTGATCCGCGGACAGAACTCCCCGTCGGCGAACGCCGGGGCGCTGGCGCTGCAATAGCCGATGAGTATGGCTAGGAGCACCACGAGGGCGGTACGGAAGGGGCTCATCCCTTGGCCTGCTGGCGGTCCTTGAGGATGTAGATAACGGCCGCCGCGAGGATCGTAGCGAGTCCGCCGGGGAGCCCGGTTGGCCCCAGGTCGATGTCCTTGCCGTGGAGGAAGAAGTTTCCGCCGGCGGCCAAGATGACGCTGAGGACAGCGAGAACGCCGATCAGGCGCCCGAAGTCCAGCGAGACGTTCGTGGCGTCGAAGAGGATGTCTTTGAGAAGTTTCATTCGCCGATACCTTGCTGTTCGACCCATTCGGCCCACGCCCAATCCGAGGGGATTGCGGCACCGTCGATCTCGGCGATGACGGCGTGGTGCTGCGGCGGAGCGGCGTCCTGCGGATGGCCTCGCGGGCAAATCCGTTTGCTGTTCTTGCCGCACCGCGTCTGGCTCAAAGGTGAGCCACAGACGGCACACTTCATGTTGATGCTCCTGTGACGCGCACGCCACCGCGGAGGGTCGCATAGAAGGACGCGATGTCCCTCAGCTCCTCAATGGTGGCGTCCGCCTTGAGCCGGTTGGCTCGGTTGCTGATGACGATGATGTTGCCCGGCGTGTACCCTCGCTCGGGCCGTATCTTGTCGAGGGAGGGGCTGTTGTCGCTCCCACCCCGTGGCCCCTTGAACAAGGGGATACCTAGGATCGGGCAATGTGTCGGGATCACGATGTCTTGCTTCGTGATCGTGAATGGAACCCCCGCCGCGCGAGCCCGAACGCGAGCGTTCTGTATCATCACGTAGCGGGGGTCTCTCTCAGTGCGTGTCCGCCCAGGTTTGGCCTGAGTCCGCCGAACCCGAGAGGGGGCAGCGGAGGTCGAACGCCTCACCGGCGAGCCGGATGGCTTCGGCCGAAATACGGCCGAGCTGTTCTGCATACGGGGGGTCTGCCTCCATCTGGAACTCATCATGGACGTTAACAACGAAGGCGAATTGCTCACCCCACGACCATCCCTCCTCGAGGAAGGAGTCGTAAGCGAGCACCAGCGCCTTCTTCATCACGACCGCGCCGCCGCCCTGGAGCAGCGTGTTGAGCGCGGAGTGTTGAGCGCGGATGTTGAGCATCCGGCCGTCCACGCTGCGGAGCTGTTTGGTCGAGCGGATCGCGGTCTTGATCGCCTTCTGAAGTTCGCCGAGGGCGGGCAAGCTGTTTTCGATCCGCTTTCGCTTCTGGCCGCCGAGCCGGGCCATTGCCCGTTCTCGCGCCGCGCCCGGCGAGTGCTTGCTGTTGAAGACCACCCGCTGCTGCTCGGTCATGTCGTCGTATGCGATCTTGCCGAGCTTCAGGTCTCCGGCGCCGTAGAGGTAGGCGTAGGTCCAGGTCTTCGCGTTGTACCGACTGTTGAGGCCGATAGCCTTGCGGTTCACCGAGTGAACGTCAGTGCCGTCCGCCTTCTTGCCGTTAACGACGGTATCGACGTAAGCGCCCCCGTCGTAGCGGGCCATGTAGTGGGCCAGCATCCTCAGCTCGAGGCCTTCGGCGTCGACCCCGACCAGCACCTTACCAGGCGCGGCCGTGAAGAGCCGGCGGCTCTCGACCCCGTAGCCGCCCTCGAAGCCGAGCAGCGGCTTGTCGCTGTCGTCCACGCGGATCGCCGGCACCTGGGCCATGTTCGGCCCCGAGTGCGTCATGCGGCCCGTTATGGCGCCGTTGGTGTTGACCCGTCCGTGGAGGCGGTGATCCGGCTTGACCCGCTTGAGCCAGGCCTCGTCGCCGGTGGCGAGCTGGCCGAGCCGCTTGTCGACGGTCAGGTAGCGGATCAGGAGCTTCGCTTCAGGGTAGTCCAGGCCACCGAGCGTGGTTTCGTCCACCTTCGGCTTTCCGGTCGGGGTGAAGTCCACCGGCGTCCAGCCCATCAGGGCCTTCAGTCGGTTGGCAATCTTGTCGCGCGAGCCGGGCTCAAAGGAGACCAGCTTGACCTTGCAGTAAGGCTCGCCGGGCTCGTAACTCGACCGCCACTGCTCGCCGTCCTCAGACGCCACCCCCGCCGTGCGACGGCGCTTCGGGTCGACCTCGACGATCTTCCCTTTGTAGCGCTCGGGCTCGTACCACGGAGCAAACGCGCTTCTGAGCTCGTCCTCTAAGCGTGCCTTTTCGGCGGTCAGCTCGATCTCCAGCCGCTCCGCGGCGTCGGTGTCGAACCAGAAGCCGTGGCGCTCCTGGAGGAAGATGATCTCGGCGACGCGATGCTCGAGCCGGATGGCCTCTTCGGAGTAGTTCTCGGCCTCAATCTTCTCGACGAGGGCGAGAGTGACCTCCGGGTCCTGGATGCCGTAGTCGGCCATCTCCGGAGTGAAGGTGTCCCACGGGCCGGAGAAGTCCCCTTTCAGGAACCCGAGGCGGTAGCCCCAGGCCTCAAGGCTATGCCTCCCGACGAGCCGCTTCTCGCGGAACACCGTGGGCCGCTTGCCCTTCTTGAGGGCGCGGTTGTCGATGTCCTCGAGGTCTGTCCAGATGAGCCGGGAGGCGACGAGGGTGTCGACGATGAGCTCTCGTGGAACGGCCGCCCAAAAACCAGGGAAGAACTTGTCGATCAGGGGGATGTCGTGGCGGATGATGTTGTGGCCGGCGATCTGACGTCCGCTCAGAAGAGCCTCACCGAGACGGATTGCTCCATCTTTCAGCGAGCCCTTTAAGTTGGTCGTCGAGACCTCGGGATGGTCGTGATAGGCCTCCCGCGCTCCCGTCTCTCGGTCGATGAGGTTGATTACGTGGAGCTTCGTGGCGTCATCAAGGAAGCCGTCGGACTCCGTATCGAAAACGAGCATGGGCCTCCGTGGAGGCGTTAGCGCCTCAGTGCCAATCGACTTTGCGAAGCCGAAGGCTTGGGTTATTGGGGGCGAGCGCATAATCGACAGAGACCAGCCGCCCGTCGAGCCAGCCGAAGTTCTCTCGCTTGATGTCGCTGAGGAACGCGGGCAGCTTGTCGGGAAGCTTGTCGCCTTGCCGGAGTGGCTCAACACGACGCTGAAGGAGGATACGACCGTCAGGCGACAGGTATTCCGCCGGGGCTAGCCAGCGGGAGACTGCCTTATCGAATTGGTTGTCGTCCCAGAACTTCATTTCATGGACATTGGCGAAGTATCGCCAGTTAGTGTCCGTCTCGACCTTCACGACCAAATCAGGCCGCAGTCGGCAGGCGTACACTTCTCGATGGATGCCTCCCCCGAGCCGGGCTCCACACAGTAGGTTGAAGGCATCAACGGCGATGGCTTTATCCACCGTTGCTCACTTGCTGAGGAGCTTCTCGACCGCGTCGCGGGCCGCGCTGGCCTTCTCGAGTTTCTCGCGGAGCCGATTGATGTCCCCAATCAGCTCCCGCTCTTTCGCCATGAAGCGGTCATTGGCGACCCTCTGGCGGCGCGCGAGGTACGCTAGGGCCACCGCAAGGTTCTCGAGGCGGTCCTCGATGAAGATCGTGATGGCGTCGAGGACGCGGAATTTGATGCGTTGGAAGAGCTTATTCATGGGACTCCCTGAGTAGGCGGCGCGGAGCGCCTGCCACGGTGTGCGGCCGTTGAAGACGCGCCGCAGGGTGTAGGATCGGGCTATCGAGATGACCGTGAAGATGGCCGCGAGGACCACGTTCTGGGCGTGCGTCATGCGGACACCCAGAACCGCCGGGATCACGAAGTAGTTGGCGATGGTGGAGATGACGAGGCCGATGGCCGTGTTCGTCACCGCCTCCATGAAGGAGTCGGTGCGGGACTGCATCAGGCAGCCTTGGAGCCGCGGGAGAGGGGGTACCCTTCCTCGCGCTCAAGCTCCTCCTGGAGGTTCGCCAAGGCCCGCCAGGCGAGCCGGGCTGAGTGCCGCACGCCACGAGCATCCTTCTTTCCGATGTCAACGAGGTGGCGCTGGATTTTATTCCCGTGGTCCGTCGACTTGCCCCGAGCCCAATGCATGGGCTCACCGGGGTTGTGTTGATCGTTCCCGATCTTGGAAACTCGGGCGACCTCGGCGAGTGCGTTGGGGAAGTAGGCGATCAGCCCGTCGAACATGGGGTACTCGTTGCGGAGCCCGTCGTCTTCCGGGAGGGAGGAAGTACTTGCTCCTCCCACTGGAAGCCTGAAACGATAATCAAAATCAGGGTACCATCCAGGCTGCTGGCCGCGAAGTGGTGTCCAGCCCGTCGGACCTCCACGCCAATCTAGCTCGACTTCCGAGGTCGGATCGAACTCCGATGGAGCGTCGCCTTTCCGGCGTGGAGAATGGTATTGCCAATCAGAAGTCATTGCTGCGTGTCTCATCCTTGAACCCGCCGCCTCCTTCCGACACAGGGACCTCTCGAAAGAGGCCCGTGTCTCGGTCGTACTCGAGACCGAACAGCCGGCCCGCGGCGTCCCCCGTCTCGCGATCCTTGAGGATGCGAAGCGTGGTGATCCCATCGGGGTCCTGTTGGTCTCGCTCGAGGGCGATCATGTTGTGGGACCAGCGGGCGATTGCGCGGCCGCCGGTGAACTGCTTAGCCAGGACGCGGCCGCCCTCTTCGTGGGCTTTCCCGTCCGGGGTGGTGAGGTGGCTGATGTAGTGGAGCGTGAAGTGGTGCTGCTCAACCAGGCTGGCGAGGTCCGCCATGATCCCGTCGAGCTCCTTCCGGTCGTCCTCGGCGAACGCGAGGAGCGCCGTCAGGTTGTCCAGGAAGACATCCTCGATGCCTTCACCCAACACCATGTGCCGGATGATGTCCTTGATGCCGCTCCAATCCTTGGCCCCAAAGTGGTCGTACATGAAGAGGTAGGGGTCCATCTCTTCCATCACGCCGCGCAGCGCCTCCGGGTCGAACTCGACTCCGGGGACGTGGACGCGCTTCCCAAGGGCCATGCCTCCGAGGGTCTTCAGGGTCTTCCGTCGGGCGTTCTCCTCGAGGAGGAGGGTGCCAACCTTCCGCGGCTCAGTAAGGCCGAGCGCGGGGAGGTCGTCATGGTCCTCGATGATCGAGGGGCGCATGGTCGACAGGATGACTTGCTTGAACGCCGTCGTCTTGCCGGCGCCGACCCCCGCACCCCATCCGTAAAGCTCCCCGCGGCGGATGCCATAGGTGGCCTCGGTCGGTCCCTTCCAGGGCCAGGCATAGCCATAGCTCGGGGGCGAGAGCGCCAGGTCAATGGCGTCCTTGACGCGGATGATGCCGTCCGGTCGGTAGACCTTGGCGTTCCACGCGGCGTCGACCAGCTCGGCTGAGCGGCCCGCTTGGACCATCTCGTTGGCGTCCTTGAGTGGGAGCTGAGCGATGTAAGCCTTGCCGGGGGTCAGCAATCGCGCCGCTTCCTCGGCGCCGTCGCGTCCCTGCGCGTCCATGTCGAACATCAGAACGACGCGCTCGAAGCGCTCCAGCCAATCGGCAGCCGCAGCGACCGCTTTGGCCGCGTTATGGGCACCGTCGGGGATCGACACCGCCGGCCAGCGGAGGCCCTGGGCTTGCGCCACGCTCATCGCGTCGAGCTCGCCCTCGGTGACGACCACCATCTTCCCGGCGTCGCGCCAAAGGTGCTGTCCGAAGAGGGGGAGCGCCTTGGCCTTCTTGCCCACCCAGGGCATCCCTGCGTCCTTGTCGGCGAAGCGGAGCTTCTGTGCCACCTCTCGCCCGGCAGCGTCGTGGTACGGTGCGATCTGGACTGTCTGGCCCTTAAAGGTCCCTAGCCGGTAGCCGAACTTCTCGACCGTCTTGAGGTCGAGCTTGCGCTTCCGGAGAGGCTCGAGCTCGCCGCGGACTAGGTCTCGACTGAGGGGCTCCTGGGCGGATTGACGGCCCTTCGTCCCCTCGGCCGCGTGATGCGTGCCGCAGGAGAAGCAGAAGGTGTGGCCGTCGTCGTAGAGAGCGCAGGCATCGGAGGAGCCGCAATCGTCGCACGGCCCCTTGCTGACTAGAGAGGACTCAGACTCATGTACGTGTTTGGTCACGCGGTCCCGTCCACTCAGGTAGCACCGTCATCGGCATCCGCGTGCCCTCGGGGACTTCAACCCCCAATCGGGCCAAGGCTTCCGAGAAAGCTAAGCTCATCGCGGTGGGCGAGGCGACCGTGCGGCGTGTCGAGCTCGGCCCGAACTTGTTGAAGCCGGCGCCGTGCGGCCGACGACCGCGTCTCGACGAGTGTGTATTCCCCATAGCGGTTCCCTTGCGTGTCCTGTTTGTGAATGGTGACGATCTCCTTGCCCTCGGGAATGAGGTCGGCCCGGTCAGTCCGGAGCCGGTGGATTACGTCGGCGAGGCGAAAGCGGCCGTACTCAATGAGGGCGGAACCCTCCGAGATATGGCCGCGCTGCTTGAGGTGTTCGGCGACGGTCTCCACGCGGGAGCGTCGACGAGAGAGCACTGACACGTGCTGGTCTCCTAACTGAGGTAAATGAGGCGCTCGGCCTTGCGGCGTTTCGTTAGTCCGGGGACGACGCGGCCCGCTTGGTGGTCCCATCGAAGGAACTGTGCGGCGGCCGCGACGTAGTCGCCGGCCTTATGCTTACGGAGGAGCGTGCTCGTCCGGAGGTTCTCGATCCCGATGTTGTAGACCAGCGAGAAGAGAGCATCGAACTGGCCCTGCGTCGTCGGGATGCCGAAGAGCTGCTTGTTGAGCCAGACGGTGAAGGCGCCGGTGTCGTTCTCCCAAGCCTTCTCCGCTTGCTCGCGGGTCCAGACGAGACCGACCGAAACATCAGAGCCGGTGTGGCCCCATCCGATGGTCGGACGGTCGTTCGGGGTGGGGAGGTAGCCGACCAGGCGGAGCCTCTCGAAGCCCTGGACGAACGCCAGGGCACGCGGGCTAGGCTGCATGACACGAGGTCTCGCGCATCCACGCCGCGACAGCTTCTAGCTGCTCGGGCACTTCCGCATCAGCTTTGATCCGGTTTGCCAATCCTGAGATGACCCGGATATTTCCAGGCACGTAGCCGAGCTCAGGCCGGCAACGGTCCAGGGTTGGGCTATTCGGCCCACCGGCTCCGCGGGAGCGGAACAGAGGGATGCCTAGCGCTGGACAGCGGTCAGGAATGACCACGTCGTCTTCGGTCAGCGTGAAGGCTAGCTCACGCTCCTGTGCTCGCCTCTTGGCTGACTGTAGGAGAACCTTTTTCGGGTTGGCATCCCACCATTTAAGACGAGCGAGACGCTCCTCTTCACGACGAGCCGGGCTCATCTTAGCCCTAAACCGACGCTGAGCGAGAGCACCTGGAGAAGGGCTACTCACGAAAACGAACCGTGACTTTGTAACCCTCGGGCTCGCCCTCAGCGGCCCACCTTTTCAGGTAAACCCCTTCGACGATTTGATTATCGTCGCGCCAATATCCGCCGGCCTGCGTTAGAGCGTCGAACACTCCCTTAAGGAAGTTGTCGACGTCTCCGGAGGGCCTGGCCTTCTTGGTCGTAGCGGGGCGCCGGACGATGACCTCGACGGCCACCCAGACGTCGCCCTCGAAAGGGGCGTCCAGCGGGAACGGCGGGTCCAGCGCGCGGATTTGCGCGATGGCCTCGTCCTTCCACTCCTTGTAGGCCGGCTCGTTGTAGACGTTAGGGAACCGACCCCGGCAGCCGCAGCGAGTCCTGGCCGTAGCTCTGGGAGCCAGGGCCAGGAATATCTTGCGCTCCATTAGAAGTCGCGGTCGGTGCCTTCACCGCCATCGAAGCCGGCGCCCTCGTCAGCGAAGCCGCCGTTGTCGTCCTGGATGTCGTCTCCTTCCTCGGCGCCGAAGCCGTGTTCACTGGCTGACCGCTGGCCGCCGGTGACGAGCTTGAGAAGCTGGACGCCCTCGAGCTGATAGCTGATGCCGACCGAGCCGTCGTTCGGTGCCAGGTAGGGCACGAGGCGGACGCTGAGCTTCAGCTCGGAACCGCTGCCGATCTTCGGCGGGCGCTTGAGGCGGACGCCCTGGGCGTTGAAGAAGTCGGGGACCTTGGTGAAGGTCTTCCCGGCCTTCGGCCCATGCTTGATCTCGATGTTGTGCTTCATGCCGGCGCGGAGGAGCATCTCTCCGGTCTCTTCGCCGGTCTCCCGGTCGATCTCCGGCTTCACGACCTCGACCTTGTTGAGCTTCTTGAGCAGTGCGCCCTTCTTCTCAGTGGTCAGCTTGGCGACGGTCTCGTCGTAGAACTCGTCGCGGACCTCGGTCGCCTTCGCGACCAGCTTGTCATAGGCCGGGTCGCTCGTGTCGGGCCGGATGCGGACGTGGAACTCGCCCTCCTTCTTATATTCGAAGTCCGGCTCGTTGAGCTGCGCCCACGCAACGGTGCCGCGGGGGGTGATGATTGACGGATATTCAGAGCGTTTCTTCATTATTCTCCGTGGATGCGAGCGAGGTCGCGGTTGAGGGCGCGAAGGTCGTAGCCTTCCGCCGCGAGGTCGGTTTGGGTGACGAGGTCCACTTCTCGGGCGGACGTTGCGGTTTCCGCAGCGGACTCGAGAAGGGCTCGGATGCGTGCCTGTTGGGCGTTCATGGTTTGGCCTTGGGGACGACGTTGTAGAAGGGGACGGCCTGGAGTCGGCCGCCGAGCTCGAGCTGAACGAGGGCGTCGTCGCCGATAAAGCCAAAGAGGCGAGCCGCGTAGACTTCGCCGCGGATTGTCGCGAAGACGGGGTACGGCATCAACGCAACTCTCCCTTAGCGTAATCTCGGGCAGCCTGAAGCTGCTCCGTAAAAGGACCCTCGGCCTCAGGCAGGATGCGCCGGGCTCGCGCCACCATTTCGTGCGGATCGAGCCCCACGACCGACGCCATCGCGACCGCCGTCAGGAACAGCGCGTCGAGCTGAATGGCCGGGTCATGGAACTGAAGCTGGTCCACGATGGCGAACGAGGGTTGCCGGAGCGGCGCGGCCGCAGCGGCGAAACTGATGCGGTCCCGGATCGTGTGAAGCGGGGACCGCCATGCAGGATGTTCAGGCCGGCTCATATTCACCAGCCTCCGTGCGTATCTGGAGAACCAGCGCCAGGCGTCCGGCTCGAGCCATTGCAATTTTGTAATCACCCAGGTCGTCGAGAGCTGAGTGGACATCGCTCATCGCCTCTTCAACTAGGGTATCGAGATAAGACAGGAAGTTGTCGGGCACTGGCATTTTCCTTGATGTGGGGCCGGAGCTTTCAGGCCCAAAGGGGTGCGGGTTAAAGGCTCGGAAGCGTGCCTATCAGGCGAAGAGGTACGGCGCATAGCGCACGTCTTCGAGGTCAAGCTCGCCGGCCGTCGGTGGGGGCGGCAGCGCGTCCACCCAGGCGGGCGGGAGCGTGGCCGCGATCTCGTCGCGGAAGCGGGCAAGTAGGTCGGGCTCGTACTGCTCGACGAAGGTCTCCCGAAGGAGCCGCGCGAGGTCATCCGTGCGCGCCGCGTGGGTCGCGAAGCTGTCATGGACGACGGCCAGGTAGTCGATCCCCTCCCTCTTCGCCGCCCGCGCGAGGGCGCGGAGGTGTGCCGCGTCGAGCGAGTGGATGAAGTTCGGGGCGATCCCGTTGGCTTGCGAGCGGGCGGACAGGTCGGGGCTGTCGCCCATCAGCGTGAGCGAGAGCTTCGCTCCGCGCCAGTGGACCTCGACCCTGGTCCCGGACGGGAGCCGGTAGGCCTGATTGATGACGAAACCGTCAGGCGCCGTCCAGGTCAGCGACGCGCCGGCATTGCTGGCGACCCGCGCCACCGACCGGAGCCACTCCATCGCCCGCGTCGCCGCGGAGACGACCTCCGCGATGGCCTCGAACATGATGTAGCTGAGGTAGTTGGCGGCCTCGTAGTTGTCAGCGCCGCCCAAGTACGGCTCGCCCTCAGCGTCCAGCTCCTTGAGGGTCTGGAGGATCATGTCCTGGACCCCGTAGCGGGTCGCCGAGTAGACGTAGGTCATGGTAGGACGCTTGGCGACCTTTCGAGTAACCAGACCACCACGCCATAGAGCTGCACGAGGATCGCTGTCCCGATCAACACGAGCTTGAGCGATGCGCGCCACTTCGGCGTAGACGTCGGAGGGACCGTCGACTCCGGCACTGGATGGAACCAGATTGACCGCTGCCGCGCCCGCGGGGTCCCGCAGGAGAGCAGAAAAATGCTGGAGTCCAGAGTTGCTTCCGTCGAGGGGGATGGGGAGGTGCGAGACATAGGTCTCTCCTTGTTGGAGGTAGCCAGCGAAGTCGAAGATGGCGGCGAGCGCCATCCACGGGCTGTCCGCCGTGGCCCAGAAGCGGCCCCCGTCGAGCGGGTCGACGGCGCTGTCGATGATCTGCGCGGCGTGGTCGTAGGTCCACTTCACCCGGTCGTGGAAGGAGACCTTGTCGACCCCGAACAGGTTGGCGATGTGGACCGCCAGCCAGTGAGCACCCGCTTTCCCGAGGGGCAGCCCGTGGGCGAACTCGAGAAGCGCCTTGCCGGCATCCTCGGCTTGCGGGTGGGGACCCGTGGCGGGGATGGGGTAGGCACGGCCGCGGAAGTCGAGCGCGTGGGGGAACCAGATGGCCGCCTCATCGGCGAACTTCTCGGCCACCCAGAGGCGCTGGTTGACCTCAAGCCGCTCCTGAAAGAGCTTCGCGTTGGCGTCGTAGACCTCCGTCGCGGCGCGCTTCCAGGCCTTCTTGGCCTCCTCGTCGGCGTCCATGTCGTCCGGCTTGGGTGGGAGAGGGTAGTCGTCCCGAGGGGGGAGTCCGCCCAGGTTGCCCCCGCCGTCCCAGACCTCACGCATCACGTCGAGGACCCGGCGGTTGATCCGCCAAGGCGTCTCTTGGATGTGGTTGACGGCCTCGTAGACGAGTGACAGGTCGGCCTCAGCGAGCGCCGAGAGGGCGCCGCCCATGCCCGTGCCGGCGCGGACGAGCCCGCGGCGATACGTCGGGCGGAGGTAGCCGCCGGTCTTCAAGCTGCGCCATCTGCGGGGTCTGACGACCATCGGCAGGGACATCGGCTGCATCAGAGCGGAGCGCGCATGTTGCTCCGTCAGCCACTTCCGCAGGGCCTCCGTGGGGCGCACGGTGTAGGTCCCCATGCGGCCCCGCTGCTCGAGCGTGAAGAGCCCGGTGGCGTCGATCAACAACTCGATGGCCGCCATGCCGAGGTGGAGCTTCTCCTTGCGGCTGATCGCCGTGCGGGACTCGTCGGTCTCCAGCATCTTGCGGACTATCTCGACCCGCCGGGCAGTGCCCCGCGAGAAGCGGCTCTTCTTGACCAGCCCATAGTAACGGGTTGGGTGCTTGCCGGCGAACGTGACCATGTCGACGTGGTCGATGATGGCTTGCGCTGCGTTGAGCGCTGCGGCTTGGAGTGTCGCTTGGAAGGCGCTGTAGTTGAGGACCGTGCGGGCGGTCAGGTACGCGACCTCCTCGGGGCTGGCGAGCTCGAGCCACTTGACCGCCGAGTGACGGCGCCCGGCGCCCCCGGCGTTTGCCTTCTCGACGAACTCACGGATGGCCGCGGCAGTCGGCTCGACGGCTTGGCGGAGGAGCGTCTGGCCAGGCGGGAGGTTCGCTTCCTCCTCCACCCCGGCGGCCGCGCTGTCGCGCCAGGGCATCGGACGGGACCGCTGATAGCGTGCCTCACCGAGCGAGCGGGACTCGTCCTCGAGGTCGAGTTGGCGACGGATGTCGGTACGTGAGAGGTCCATCAGCAACCCGCGCGAAGATCGTTGAGCCGGGCCTTCTTGCGGGCAATGATCCCATCAAGAAGTTCCTTGCCAAGACTGAGTGGAACGTCTGTCACTTCATCTAGCTCAGCCCCTGGATAGAGGACCCTCAGGCGGGGCACTTCCCGACGACGAGCCAATACCAGCTCATCTTTCTTGCCAAAGCTGAGGCGCTCTAATTGCTCAACCTCTCGGATCAACTTGGCAGCTTCTTGTATCTGCTCGTTGGTCATCAGGTTCTCCTTAAGGAAGAGAGCACTCCGTGCTCCCCGGAAGGGTGTTGGATAATAGCTCGGAAGCGTGCCTATTGGCTTAGCGCATGGCGATAAGTGGTCCACCAGCCGTCAGTGCTCCAGCAGACCCTGCAGTCAATCCAGACTTGTTGCTCGTGGTAGCGTTCGAGCCAGACCCACTCGCCATTGTCCATCTTAACCGGAAAGAGGGCGAAGGGAGTCCGCGCAGCTTGGCGCCTCGCTCTCTCCGCAGCCTGCGTGGCTTCGCGCCTTCGACGCTGCTGAGCATAAGTTAATCCGAACCGTGCCAAACTAGTTCTCCTCAATCGTGCCAAAGTGTGCCGAGCGGGTCCGCCGGCATCGGGTGCGCGTGGCACCCCTCGAAAAAGCGCTTAAATTCCTTGGTTATCCGCCAATCTTGGCGCACAAAAACGGCCACGGAAGTATTAGTTTTCGGCCACTCATTGGAGCCGCGCTGTGCCAGGAGTGGCACGATTAGCACCGGGTAATGAGTTAGGCACGGTTTCATGCCTAGTGCGATCCTGTGCCTGGTCGGCATCTTCTGTGCCACGTGTGCCAGAAAGGATGGACAGCCCGCCGACCAGGTCGGAAGGCATCAGGTGGAGATACCGCTCGGCCGTGATCTTGGGGTCCGAGTGCCCGGCCCACATTTGGAGCTGAGCGAGACCCATGCCGCCCCGAGCGAGGCGCGTGAGGACCGTGTGGCGGATCGTATGGATGGACACGCCGGTCAGGTCCATGCCTGTCTCACGCTCAATGTCTTCCCGCACCTGGCGGAACATGACATCCGCGGTGGTCGAGGTCAGGCCGAAGTAGCGCCACTCCTGCGTCTCCCGGTCGAGGACCAGATGGTCCATGAGCCCAGACAGCGCGGCAATCGCGGTGTCCGTGAGCGGCAACGTGCGCGGCTTCCCGCTCTTCGTGCGGTAGCGGGGGAAGGTGACGTAGGTCGTCCCGCTGAGCTGCGTTACATTCTTCGGCCCAAGCTGGAGCACCTCGCTGAGGCGGCCGCCGGTGGCGAAGACGAAGATGAGGAACGCCTTGAAGCGGAACCACTGTCGGTTCGGCTCGAGCTGGCGCCGCTTCTCGACCGCGGCGAAGATCGCGTCCTCTTCGAGTGGCGTGATCGTCCGATCCTTGAGATTGTTGACCACGATCTTGGGGAGCGGGGGCTTGTACCGGAGGAGGGGCTGGCCCTTCTCGTCCGTCCACATGGTCGCCATCTTGAGCGCCTTGGCGAGCATCGCCAGCTTCCGCTTGACGGTCGCCGGCTGATAGCCGCGGGCCTTCATGTCGCCGACGAGCTGCTCCAGGCGCGTGAAGGTCATGTCCTCGACGGCTTCCTCGCCGACCATGTCCCGCAGGATGCGGACGTTCGACCGGATCGTGCGCTGCGAGCGGACGTTGTCCGGGTGCCAGACAGTCTTCTCGCACTTGTCGAGGAGGCCCGACACGGTGAACCGCCCGTCTCGTTTGCGTGCCTGTCCGGCCTCCGAAGGGGCCACCGCCTGGGGCGTGCGGATGCCGAGCACGATCTCGCGCCCGGCTGCCTTCACGTCCGCCGGCGGGGCCTTCTGCGGCGCCGTCTTGATGCCTGTGGAGATACGCTTGCGCGTACCGTTATCATCGTAGTCGATGACCCACATGCCGTTGGGCTTTTGTCGATAGCGCATCCGCGCCTCCTTCAATTCACCTTCGTCTTGGCTGCCTTCTCAAGCATCGGCTCAAGCGCCAGCAAGGCCCCGGCGAGGACCGACTTGCCCTCCTCCGAGACCCGAAGGAGCTGCTCGCGGTCGTCGTTCGGGTTGGCCTCAGTGGACAACCACCCCAGAGCCTTCGGGTAGAGCCTCGACGGCTCCAAGAGCTGCCGATAGCTGTTCCGGATCGACCCCCGGAACTGGTCCGGGTAGGCCTGCAAGAGCGCCGACCGGGTCGCCGGCTTGCCCGCCGCGTCCGCCGTCGCCGCCAGCATGAAGAAGGCCGCCTGAGTCAGGGTCAGGCGATCCGACCCCACGTCGGACAGGTACAACAGAAAGGCCGACGAGCCGGCCAACTCTGCGACGCGCTTCCAGAGCTGCGGCGATATGCCGCCCTTCGCTTGCAAGATCGTCGTCCCCTTGTTTCTTTCGGTTCCCGTGCCGAGCAGTCGCGTTGCCCGCATTAGTTTCCTCCCGATTAACGTCAATGTTGCTTGTTAACGTATGTCCCATTTGGCACCACCCCGCCCTACTACCTAATGTGTGTTGATCCGGCACATTGTCAAGGCTGGCACGTTCCCGTGTCCGCCTCAATCCCTTAACTAAAGACAGTAACCAATTCATGAACCCCGTGGACTTTCTGTGGCTTACGCAACACAGAAACCAAAACCTCCGGTGAACAACTCGCCATTGCATGAGAACGGAATAGGAACATCCGTGGCTCAATGCAAGAGGAATTTTCCTGCCGAGCGTAAGGAAACTCCCTAGCAGTCCTCGTCGAGCGGCTCGAGCCAACCCTCGGGGTTAACCTGGGCGAGCTTGCCGCCACGGCACACGTAAACGTCTGGCTTCCGGTCCTCTTCCTCCGGGTCGAGCGGCACAACGCCTGCGCTCAGGATCGTGGTCCCGTTCACGGCGATCCGCCCCGTGGATGGGTTCTGCTGCGCCGCAGCGACGAAGGACTCCGCCGCGGCCGTCGCGGTGTCCGCATCCGAGGCATCGACGGCGAGCTTCAGGTAAACCGGAACTTCAACGAAGAAATGCATGGACCCCTCCCTAACCTGGATTGCTGCCGCCGGGGCGGCGAGTGAGCGCGGCCAGGATCATCACGAAGAAGAGCCCGACCCAGAACATAGTGAGAAGCATCAGTTTATCCCTCCCGGTCCCGAAGGGCCTTGGCTGCGATGCAGAAGACAAGGCAGCCGCCCGACGTGATGCGGAGCGCCATGCTGCCTTCGGCGACGACGGCCGCCACGAGGTACGCCAGGTGAGCGTGGTCGCCGGCGGTCTCGACACAGGCGCGGGCTTTGCCGGCGCAGCGCTGGAGCGCAATAACTCTCACATCGGCCTCCTCAGTGCTTTGGTGATGTCGTCGATCACGTCCTCCGCGAAGACCTCGTCGGGGGCGCGCATGATCCGGTAGATTTCCCGCCCGTCGACCCGCACGGAGGCGAGGAAGGGGTAGGAGCCGTCGCCGCATGCGCTGGCCTGGATGGACACGCGAGCGCGGTCCTCCTTGGGGTAGCCGCGGGCCAAGAGCTTGGTTCGGAGGAGAAGCTCGGCGGTTCCGCATGTCGGACAGCGGCACCTGAAGGGCTCGCAGACGTCGGCCCCGCCGGGCACGTCAGCGGCCCGCTCGGCTTCTATGCGGCGCTTGGGATCATTCATCGCTTCGTTCTCCTCAGCTTGCCGAACCGGGGAAGCTCAGCCTCCCCGTTCTCGTCGGCGAAGTCGTAGCCCTTGCGCCACTCCTCGCAGAGGTCGGCACCGTAGGGGCACGCGGTGTGTCCGCGTGTTGCATCGTGGTAGCCTTGGGTGAAGGCGGGGTGGTGCGCGGCCTTCATGCTGCCGCCTCCTGGGACGCCGGCGGGAACAGGAACCGCCACACCCACTTGATGACGCTCGAGCCCTCGCCGACCGCGTTGGCGACGCGCTTGACCGAGCCAGAGCGGATGTCGCCGACCGCGAAGAGGCCGGGCCGTTCGGTCTGGTAGAAGTCGTCGGTCTTGACGAAGCCGTGGCCGTCGACCGAGCAGACGGTCGAAAGGAACGGGGCATTGGGTAGCGCGCCGATCATCACGTACACGTCGGTCACGTTGGGGAGCTCGAAGCTCTGCCCGTTGCGGGTGTCGCGGAGCGTGACGCCACCGACCCACTCGTCGCCGTGGATAGTCTCCACCTCGGCCTCGAAGTGGAGCAGGATGTTTGGCTGCTCGTAGATGCGTTCGAGCAGATAGGCGCTCATGGTGTCCTTGATGGTCGGCTTACGGACGACCAGATGGACCCGCTTGGCGTGCTGCGAGAGATACATCGCCGCCTGACCCGCGCTGTTGGCGCCGCCGATGACGACGACCTCCTTGCACTTGCAGTGGTCGGCGACCTCCTGCGGCGTGGCGGAATAGTGGACGCCCTTGCCCTCCAACTCCGGCGCGCGGGTGGACGGGTCAAGGCGCCGATAGTGGGCGCCGCTGGCGATCACGACCGACTTGGCAACTAGGGTCTCGCCGTGTTTCGTCCGGATGCGGTAGAGCCCGCCCGCCTCTTCGAGGAGAGAACAGGCGCACTCCTTGAACTCCGCCCCGAGGCGGAGCGCTTGGGCCTTCGCGCGGTCGGTCAGATCGGGACCGGAGACGCCTGTGGGGAAGCCCAACAGGTTCTCAATCAGGCTGGACGTGCCCGCCTGTCCGCCGACGCTCTCGCAGAGGACGACCGTCTTGAGGCCTTCAGCGGCCGCGTTGATGGCCGCAGCGAGGCCAGCCGGGCCGCCGCCGATGATGGCGACGTCATACATTGCAGCCCCCTTGAACGATCTTCCAAAGAGCCATGCTGGTGAGCCGCCTGGCGTCGAGCGGATCGAGCGGACAGGCCCCACGTTGAGGCCACGGACAGGCGTCCGTAAGGTCCCGCATCGTGCGCTCGATGGCTCGGGCGATCCGACACACGGCTTCGTCGCGCGCCTTGTCCGGCACGCTGATCTTGGGATGCACGGCGCACCTCCTGTCAGTTGATGGGGCAGCTATCGGGGCAGTAGGGTTCGAGTTGATCAGGCCGGAACGTGGTTTGGCCGGAGCCTCGCTTGACGAGGACGGTGTCAGACGACGAGGCAACAATCTCGACTTGCTCGAACGAGCCGCGCACGAGAGCGAGAGAGCCGGGAGCGAACGTCATATCCGCACCCCGTCTTCCTGCATGGCGAGAGCGATGCCCTCGCCGTAGCGCCATTCAACGGCGCGGGTTTTGCCGAGCCGCTGAGCGTGCGGGATGTGGTCGTCCATCCAGTCCTCGCCGGCCGTAGTGGTCGGCGTGAAGGTCCAGAGGGTCCCTTGATTGACGACGATGACGTCGAGGGGCGTCTCGTCGGGTTCGAGGATGAAGGTGCGGAGATTAGGCATCGGCGTCTTCCACCGTTCGGTCGGTGACGGCGACGAAGTAGTCGTCAGGGTTCTCGCTGTTGAGGAAGACGCTCTCGGCCTCATCCTCGGTCTCAATCTCAGGATCGTCGATCAGATACTCGACAGTTTCGGTTATCAGGAACCGTGCCATGCGATCCTCCTTGTGGAATGGGGTTGGCCGACTTTCGGGTGCCGCCGGTCGGCCAGCGACGGGCGCGGGGAGGGGAAATACCCGCGCTGTTGCGTTAGGCTGCCGGGCGAAGAGGCTCCGGCTCGGCGTCCCACGCGGCTCCTGACCTTCCGGCCCAGAAGAGTTCAATCAGTTCCCGGACGGGCTCGCCGCGGTTGTAGGCGTCCAGTTCTGCGGCGGCTTCACGCGCTAGCTCAAGCGCCTTGTGGCGGGCTTCATGGGTGAAGTTCGGGGCGTCTGCGACGCGCTCGAAGTGGCGCCGTGCGGCGTCCAGAAGGGTTTCGTAGGGGATCATGTTGGGCTCCTTAGCGTGCCAAATGATAGAGCGAGGTAACAGGAAGCCGGGCTTCACAATCTGCACAATCCCGGTCGAACATGACTTGGTCGCGACCGTAGGCGACCTTACGGCGAGGAACGCGCCAAGAGGTAAGTTCAGCGCCGGCATCAGCCAGCCGCTCCACCTCTTCCGGAGTGAACCAGCGACGAGCTTCCTCCAAATCTGGAAACCCGCACACCCATTCGTTTAAGTCCCCACGATCCCATCGGCGAACGAACCGAGGCTCTTCCCAGGGTGCGCGGTAGTCGTCACTAGAGTGGCGCCCCCGGAACGGAACGCCACAGGAGAACGCGCCGTCTCCGCGCGGCGTCTCGACCCGGTAAACCAAACGCTGTTCCATAGGTCCCCTCCCGGCTCGCTAGAAGCCGACTTGATTGAGGTCGTAGGCGACAGCGTCGAGGGCTTCCTGAAGCCTCTTCGCCTCTTCGTTACGGGCGGGCGTGGTGAGCGAGTGGCCGGCAGCGGCTTGCTTGGCGGCTTCATTGGCGACCAAAGCGGCCTCCTGAAGGCGAGCAACGCGGCTCGCGAGTGTCTCGTCAAACATGCAAACGTCCTCCTTCGAGTGTCACGAACTGTGCGGGGTCGAACTGTCCCCACGCATCCGAGTTAGGCCCATAAAGCTGCCCATCGCGCCCATCCCATTGGGCGATTGCGTCCTGATCTAGAGCGCGGGCGACCTCGTAGGCCGGAAAGGCGTTGAGCGGCCGCGTAAGCTCCGCAACGAGCGTCGGCTCGGTGTCCGACAGGAAGACGCGGCTGGCGATTAGCTGAGCCCCGCCGATTGCGCGGAGGACGGCTCGGGCGTGATCGGGGCGGATCGAGCCGTGCCGTGAGGCGAGCCCGATGTTGACTAGAGCCGGCATCGCGAGGCCTCCGTGAGTTTGTCCACGGGGACGACGATCTCTTCGCCATAGGAGAGATAACAGTGGACCCCGTCATCAGCCACGAACTTAACCGCGAGGATCGCGCCCTCTAGGAGAGGCCCGAAGTCCTCGGCTAATTGGACATACCGTTTGGTCATGGGCTAAGCCCTCCGCTTAGGAAGCGACGCAAGCGTACGATCCAACGGCAATTCCTGATCGACCGTGCCGTCGTGTCGTCGAGTTCGATAGACGAGCAGAGCGTCGGGCATTGCGGCGATCCAATGATCCATTGCGCGCTCCTGGGAGCTCTTGGAGAGGCACGCCGAGAGCAAGAGAGCACCGGCGCCGGGCCTCAAATGCCACACCTGATAGCGACCGAGTTTCATGTGCCTAGCTCCTTAGCGTGCCTATCGAGCCTGATACGGCTCCCGATGGAGCGCCCAAGCGACCAGCAAGACGCCAGCCGTAACGGCCAGCCCCGCGAACCCCGTTGTCTCGCCCCAAAGGCCGACAAAGCCGATAGCGACGAGGCAGAGGCCGGCGCCGGTCAAGAGGACGCCGATTAGGACGTCATAGGCGGACCAGCGGTCGTGGTCCGCGAGGATCGCTTCCAGTTCATCATGGCTCATTAGCGTGCCTTTCGGTCTTTTGGAGGCAAAACGCGGATCAGCTTCTCCAGCTTCGGGTTTCCCTCGAACGTGCCGTTGCGGATTGCTTCGGCGCGCTTGCGGGTCTTCTCGATGATCCAGGCGCGATACTCTTCTTCGCCCATCCGGCGAGGGTCCTTGTCGGCCATGATGGCCTCCCTATGGTTGCGTGAGGGGCGGGGTGGCCTTACTTGTTGGCCGGATTGTTCGGATGGTTCCGCCAGACCTTCTTAGCGAGCTTCACGATCTTCGCGTCGAGCGCCTGAAGGTCGCGCTTCTCGCTTTCGGTGAGCTTCGTGGGGTCCATAGCGGCCTCCTTAGGGTTGCTTGAGGGGCGGCATGGGCACGTGCTCGTTTTCATCCATGCTTTAGTGGAGCGCTATTCCACATTCCTCACGGCAAGCGCCCCTCAAGGAACCCTAGCGCGGCCCATAGGCTTGCTATTGCCGTACCGCGCTCGGTTTCCCTTGTGTGGTCGCAAGGCTCTTGGCGAACCCCACGGCGGTCACAGTCTCCCCGAGCCTTTGGCACGTTGAGGGCTTCCGCTACGTGCGACACCCTACAGCCCGTAGGCGGTGCCGTCTGTTACTCCCGGTCGCATGGTAGGTGCCGCTGCATCGCTCGCCCTGTTTGGACCTTGCGGGCGGACAGTCTCCACCCTTCCCGGTCAGGCGCTATCGCAGCGGGCCTTGCCATACAGGAGGCCGCACGGTGGCCCTTGGCTTTCCCAAGGCGGACCACGACCTTGCATCGCTTCTCCCGAAGGAGAGTAGGGGCGGCGATGAAGCCCCACATTTCGTTCGTTCCTTATGAACCCGACACTGTAGCGTGTCAAGCGCCTTAGCGTGCCTTCCTTGGGGAGCCTAGTGAGGCGTCTAGGAGCGGCTGTTGGCACGGTGGCCGGTTGCCTGTTGCTCCCTTCGCGCTCGCCGTATCGGCCAGCCTTTGGAGGGCTTCGCTCTGGAGCCGTTCGCCTAGCGTCGGGTTCTCCGGAACGCCACCCTTCTAGGCTCGTTAGCGTGCCATGTCAAATGTCGCAGTTTTCGGCCACTTTTGGGGCGCTGCATGGGTTCCGCATGGGTTCCTGAGGGGCGCTGGATGTCACCTATAGGTTACAGAAAGGGGCAGAGACACGACAGGCACGCGCCGCGCAGCACCAAGAGCCCTCACGCCCCACATACGCACGTCCACGCGGCCAAATAGCCCCCCACGGCACAGTTTGTGCCACCGCATCGGCGAAAGAGCGCCCCTCGCGGCCCCTATGTGCCTCCGTAGCGTGCCTGTGGGCCGATCAGGGAGCGGTGCCCCTATGGGGGGCGTCAGCCGCGAGTGACCCCGCGTATGGGGCCTCAGAATTGTGAGCCATTTTAGACCCTGGAAGGCACATGCCCCTCAGAGCCCCTTAAATAGGCCCTGTAGCGTGTCCAGCACGTTTGGCTGTCCTACAGCCTGAAGGTCCCTCGAGGCTCTCTAGGGTGCCTCTACGGGCCTCCTAGCGCCCTCCGCGGACCACAGACCAGACATCAGTGCCCAACAGCACCGCTGCGACCCCCACAACGACCCTCAAGGCCGCCCCACGGTCCCCTTTAGTCTGCCATAAGGTCACCCATCCGGCCGCCGCGGGGATCACCGCGACGCCGAGCGCCTGGGCGAGGACCCACTTGAGCTCGACCGGGCCATGGACGACGGCCCAGGGGATGGAGACCACGGCGGCTACGCCGGCGACGACCAGGATCGAAGACCAGGTGCTATTATCCCGCACTCTTCGGGGGAAGGGGTACATATAAGGGTACCTTAAGGAAACCTATAAGGGGAACAATATATGTTTATTGTGAAGGAGTACAACATAGGGAACCCCTAAGGAGACCTGATGGTCCCCTCAGGAGCCCCTAAGGTGGTCATTTAGTCCCCGCTGCGAGCCTTGGCGGCATCTGAGGCCATGAAGAAGACCGTCAGGAGGACCCAGAGGAGCCCAAGTAGGGCGAATAGGTCAACAATGATGTGCATGTGGGGGTCCTATTTGGCTGCCGGGTGGGTCTCGGAGTCGTGGAAGTAGATGATGTAGTCGGACCTCCAGCGGAACCGAGGGTCCTCCATCCTCATCACCCTTCCTCCCATCTCCCGAATGAGCCGTAGCATGGCTTCCATGTAGCCCCAGGCCTCGTTGATCTCGGCCCACCGGAGCTGCTCGGCCATCAGGCCGGCCATGCGGAGGGCATTACTTACCGCCATGTGGCGCTCCGGTGGGTCTTGAGGGCACGCCTTAGGGCGGCCGGAGAGGTGGAGCGGCGGGAGACCTGACGGCCTCCTCCGCGGGTCCGATGGGGGTCATCGGGGACGAACTTGGCGCCCTTGAGCTGCGTTGCCATAACCAATTTGGCGAACTCTTGGGCGTCCTTTCTCTCCAGCTCGGCTTCCGCCTTGGAGCTGTCGAGGGCCATGTAGTCGAGCCAGTAGGCGACCGCGTTGGCGAGCACGTCGATGCGGTCATCCTTGCGGAGAGCGCCCCGCTGGTTCGCCATGTGGGTTAGCTGGTAGAGGCCAGAATATTCCAAATAGGCGAATTTGCCGAGCTTTCGCTCCGCATGGGACTTCACTTCGACCAGGTCATCTTCGATCACCGACCGATCCACGACCAGGCGGTGGTTCTGAAGCACGGGCTGGAGGTGGCCGATGATCCGGCTCTCCTTCATCGCCACGCCCACCTTGTGGTCCTCCACACGGCCCTTGAAGCCGGCCTGGCGGAGGTGCGTCTCGAGCAGCCGGGAAAACATCCCGTCGCCGAAGTTGGACTCCACGCGGATCAGAGGGACGCCGGCGTCGACCGCGATCTGGGCCAGGTCGGCCATCGTGGCCTCGCTGTGCCCGTCCTTGAAGCCGCCCCACTTCCGCAGATAGATGCGGCCATTGAGGAAGCTGGTCAGGGCATAGCCGGTCTCATCGGTGCCGGAGCCGGAGGGGTCGATCTCGAGGACCGTCCCCGAGTAGGGCTTCCACTCGTCGGCCACGTACAGCGGGCCGTAGAAGCGGTCCCCGTCGAAGCCGACGTTGTCCAGGTCCTTGAGGAGCTGCTGCCGGCTCGTGCCCCAGGACAGGTGGATCGGGGCTCGCTCCTGGTCGACGTCGAAGACGATCAGGTCGCGGGTCTTGAGCGGGAAGCGCTCTTGGTCCGTGAGGCTCGTGTCGAGCATGAACTGGAGCTGGAAGCCGGCCAGGCCCCACTCCGTCTCGCGCTCGATCAGGTCCTCCTCATTGAACCGCTGAGGGTCCGTTGGGGCGCCGCCGAGGCTGGACCCGAACTTGGGCTCCGACAGGGCGGGGTTCTCCTCCAGGTCCTTCGCCAGCATGGGCGCCAGGTCCTCGAGGTAGAGCTCCATCTTGCCGGCCATCGGGTAGCGGCCCGGCCACAGGCGCATGGAGTATCCCTTGGCCTTCAGGCCGCGGTAGATGGACGCCATGCTCTGGAACGTGCCGAGGTAGATGGTCTCGCCACCCGGCTTACGCAGAGCGGCCGCTTCGCCGACCCGGTCGACCAGCTTCTCGCGCTGGCCCTCGGTCTCCGAGTTGTTGGGGACCTCGACGTCGTCGAACAGAAGAATGTCCGAGCGTCCGCCGGTGAGCTGCCCGCCGATCCCCGCGGCCCACACTGAGGGGTCCTTAGAGGGCTTTGCGGGTCCCACGTCGAACTGCATGGTGCTGTTCTTCTGGGACGCTCTGGCTTGCAGACCGGCCCACGGAACGGGCTCCTGGGTCTCTATGTCGGTGGCGTTGATGAGGGTGTGGATGAAGGCCGCCACGGTCGCCGCGAACCGCTCGTTGGCGGAGACCACGCCGATCTTGAGGTCGGGGTCCTTCCACAGTCGCCAGACGATGTAGGCGCCCGTGAGGAAGGTCTTCCCGACGCCCCGGAAGGCGGCGATGAAGCGGAGCCTCGGGCCTCCTTCGAGGTACCGGGCGATGTCATATTGGACCCGCGTGGGGGCGGGGAGGGAGAGGACTCGCGTCCAGACGTACCAGATGAACTTGAGGAAGGAGCCCTTGAGGATGTCCTCCAGGGTCTCCGGCACGGTTGCCAAGGTTTCGTCCTTACATTATTCCCGTGCCGACCATCTGCGGACCCCTATGGCCCCCGATGGAGGAGGCGTAAGATGATCCGCAGATATTTGCGTCGGCTCTGGGCTACCATCATGTCCGTCACCCACCAGACCGACGAGGAGTGGTGGGAGCGGCAGTGGTGATGCTACGGGTGGAGCGCGGCTAGGTAGGTTTGCAGATTGCCGCGATCCGTGGAGTTCAATATCCCCGTGCCGAAGACAACGCCGTAGATGCGGCCGCCGAGACGGTCGCTGCCGCCTCCTGCTTGGGCACCGAGGGTGAAAGACCTCGGATCGGTGCGGAGCGCGAAGCTGTTAGCCGTCGAGCCAGCACTGACGTTGTCCAGGAATACCTCAACCGCGGATGTGCCGGTGTTGAAGAAGGCGACGAAGGGAGTGGCGGCCGTAATCGTCCCACCCGTGTCTGACGCGCCAGCGGACCAATCGGCCTTCGAGCTGGCGCCCGTTAGGACACCAGCGGCCGACTGAAGATACGAAGTGCCTGATGCGAACACTTCGTTGTCCGCGATGCTGGTGACGTATCCAGAGACCGCTATCCAGTTCTGGCCGCTCCCGTCGCCAGCCGCAATGGCCGCCGCGGTTGCCATGAAGTCGTCCGTATGGTCGAACTCGAGGTACGGCTTCCCGCTGCCCGTGCGGTAGAGCGGGCGGCTGCCGAGGGTCGCCTGGATGAGGTGATTAGCGTTGCCGGACTTGTCGTTCGCCTGGTAGACCGCTTGCCCGTCGGCGCTGACCAGCGTCGTACCGGCATCCGTGTAGAGCTTCGCCGGGTCCGCCTCGACCCATACGAGTGGGCTCAGCGAGGCGGGTGTCCACGCAGGACCGCCGCCGCCCGAGAGAGCGGCGACTGACCGCGTCAGCCCGAAGAAGGGTAAATCAAGCATGACGTGGGGGTCCTTAGTTCGGGATAAACTGCGCTGATCCCAGAGCGTGCAGCCCGTTGGTCGTCGGGGACCAGACACCAGCGCCGGACACTTGCATGACGTAGGCGTAGTATTTGACGCCGGCAGTTAGGCCGGTCACGCTGATCGTCTTGGCGCCGGCGGAGGCTACCGCCTGGGTGCCCTGCTTGGGGAACGGGGTGGTGTTGTTGATGTCGTTGAAGTCCCGCCCGTTCTTGACTTCGCCAGGCAGGCGCGGCGGACAGTAGCTCGAGCCGTCACAGTCGAGGTACGTGACGTCGCTGACGACCCAATAGAGGGTGCCGTTGCCGGTGTCGGTCGTGACGTTGATGGTCGCCGTCGTGGCGCCCGTTACGGTGACCGAAAAGGCCGTGAGCTGAGGCGCCGCGGAGACCGTCCAGGAGACATTGGTGGTGTGGGGCGTCCCGCCGCCGGAAGGCGTCTCGGTGATCGTCCCGGTTCCTGAGCCGGCCGTTTGGGTTCCGTCGAGGGACCAGAAGCGGGTCTTTGCGTCGAAGGTGAGGCCGGTCGGCCAGGTGCCTCCGAAGGTCAGAGTGCTTTCCGGTTGGGTCCCGACGATGGGACCGAAGTCCACATTGCCGGTGCGCCACGGGGTGCTGTCGATGGCGAGGTCGATCAGCGGAGGCGTGGCCTGCCCGTAAGCGCCCAGGATCGACGTCAGGAGAGACCGCTGGATGTGGGCTTCCGGATTGTCGATGGCGTACTGCATCATCGCCGAGTAGCTGGCGTAGCCAGCCGCAGTGGCGAGTGCGGGTGCGTCTAGGGCCGCATTGGGGAACGTGACGGAGCTGCGGTTGGTGTTCGTGCCCGAGGTCGGGTCGTCCCACACGTTGTTGGTGAAGGTCGGGAAGTCCGTCGCCGAGTTATCACGGGCGACATAGGTGCCCCCCGAGGCCGACCACTGTGAGCTGATGTTATGGTCGAAGACCATGTAGCTCGGTGCGGCATACAGAGAGTCAACGCTGTACGTTGAGTTCTGTCCGGTCCCACCATTATGTGCGAGCACGTTGTAGCGCGAGGTCGCAATCGTCTTCCCGCGCAGCGTGTCGATCCCCCAACCGCGGGGATTGGAACTGTTTAGGTCGATGCCGTTGAGGATCGCGTTCGCGGTTACGTCGAGCGCATCGCCCCACGGGCTTGCGAAGTCGGCATGGTTACCGCCTCCGGCGCTGATCGCGATGGGGCAGTAGAGATAGACGTTGCTGTGGAGGATCGTGTCGTCGCGGTGCGACCCGCAATCGGCACTGCCGTCAGCCAGAAAGAGGCGACGGTAAAGCGCCTTGGTCGTGTGCTGAGCGTAGATTGGGTGGACAAAGACGCTTGCGCCCTGGGTCGCGTCATTCCGGCCGAGCCCGCCGATCTTCCAGCCGTTGTGGTAGAAGACGCTGTCTTCGACCGTGAGGCCCCATCCGCCCGAGACGTAGAGGCCGTTGATGCCTCCCGCCCCCCACTCGCCGTAGAAGGCGCTGTTGCGGACGATCCAGTGCCGTCCGACAATCGGGCGGTGGTTGATCTTGAGGATGAGTCCGGAGTAGCGGAACAGGTCGTTCTCGAAGAGAAAACCGCTGCCGATGTCCTCCAAGTCGTTGAAGGCGTCGGCGACGTTCCCCGGATTGATGTCGATACCGCGGAGTGCGATGTAGCTCTGTCCGGTCCCGCCGTTCCACACGAGGGTTCCGGAGAACACCGGACGGGCGTGGGAGCCGGTCCCACTCGCCCGGCCGTATTTCGCTTCGTTGAGCGGGTCGGTCGGGTCGTAGCTTTGTGCGGCGACGAACGGATAGAGGTAGCTGAAGCCGCCGACCCGGCCCGCCATGCTCGGCGGAGCGGTCGCGTAGGTCGTCCCCTCGGCGAACAATATCTGGTCGCCGCTCCCGTCTGTCGTACAGGCCAGGACGGAAGCCGCACTCGCCTTCGGTGTCGACGGGCTCTGGGCGGCCGTACAGGTGTTCGCGTCCGACCCCGTCGCCGAGCTGACGAAGTAGCGGTGCGACCCCGCCTTCAGCGGCAAGTCAGCGAACCCGTTAGAGTCCACTCCGTTGCCGATGGCGGTGTCGTAGAGGTAGGTCGTCGAGGAGACGGTGGGCGGCGGGACGTGATGCCGGATGGTGTGGAAGCGATCAGCGCTCGCTGCCGTGAAGGCTTGTAGTCCGAAAAGCAGCGCCGCCAGCGATAGCCAGAAGGCTCGCATTAGGTGAAGTTGCCTACGGCGATGACCGAGAGGCCGGTCCCCGTGGTGACCTTCCAAGCCCCCGCCAGGCTTGTCAGCCCGAGGGAGATGGGGAAGGGAACCAGGTTCGAGAGAGCGCTTGCGCCGCCGGCGAACACGGTGATGGCTGAGCCGGCGCCATCCTTGATACTCACCGCCCCCGGTGAGGTCGATGTCGGGATGATGAGGAGGTGGGAGATATAGTCGCCCACCGCTCCCGTGGCGCCGATGACCTGATCGGTCTGACTTGCGGCGACGGTTTCAAACTCGCCGGGACCTACGACCGCGCTTGGGGCGGTCGAGCTGGCGTTCGAGGCAATCGTTGAGAGGTAGCCGAGAGCGCGCTTAACCAGCGCGATCAGGCTGAACGTCCCTGTGTCGGACGTGGCCGAGCTGTCCGCCGGGGCGCCGAGGCCAACGACCAACGGGTCATCCGTTGCCTGGACAACCGAAAGCGAGTCGACCTTTGCGTTTTGCCCGGCGTTGGGAAGAGAGTTGACAGTACGGGTGATGCTCCCGCTGTCGAGAACTGAAATGGTTGGAAAAGCCATCGTATATCTTTCAGAGGACTTAGAGCGGCAGGAGCACGAGGAGGCCGCTCTGCGCTGTCTGATTGAACAGGAATTGCCCCGCGCTGCCCGCGGCGGCGGCGGTCGTGGACGTGAAGGTGTCGCTCGTGGACCCAACGGTGAGCGTCGTGTTCACTGAGGCGGAGTTGGTGCCGGCGGACGTATGGCGAACCGCCAGGGTATCGCCGTTGACCACGGTGACAGGGCCAGAGACCCATGAGCCGCCATTCTTCTGCAACTGGCTCGAGGCGTCGCCGCTGATCGCGGCCGTGGCGCTATCGCTGGCCCCGAGGCCGGCAATGGTGATCGTGTTCGAGGTCTGGAGCGTACTCAGAGGCACGCTGGAGACATCGGTGAAGCTGAAGGCCGACGGGCTGGTATCGTTGAGGTTCGCGACCGCGATGCTGAGCGTGGTCGACTTGGGGCTGCCGACCGCTCCCGCGAGGGTCTCGACTATGGTGATCGAGTGGCTTGTCGCGGTCTCGTAGTCAGTAGGCGTGGCGCCGGCGACGATGGCCGTGCCGGAGATGGCGAAGCGGCCGCCACCGTCCACAGATAGAGAGAGGCTTGACCCAGAGGTTAGGTTCTGGATGCCGCCAACCACGGTGCCGGCCACCGAGTTCTCATTGATCGAGGCGTTGCTGAGGGACAGCACCGCGAGCGTCGGCGTGCCCCCCACGGAGCCCAAGAGGGTGGCCGCGAGAGGTGACGTCGAGCTGAGGAGCCGCTTGATCGCTACGATCCCCAGGCCTTTCGCGATGGCGGCCATGTCGGGTTACTCCTCGCCGACCCAGAGGGTCACGGTGCCGGTGCCGGCGGTGATCTCGAGTTGGATGAAGGGGACCCAGGAGATGGACTGAAGGAAGTCGGCGGTGCCGGCTGTCACGATGTCGTACCAAGGGGCGTCGGGGCTGATCCGGCCGCGGACTCGAAACGTGGTCGTCCCGTTGCCCTGCGCCTGGATGGGGAGGAGCGCGTGGCCGTAGCTGTCGCGCACCGACCCCGTGTGCGTGGCAGTGCCGACGCCCGTGAGGCTGATTTTCATGGAGGAAGGAGCTTTCAGTTGGTCAGGAAGGAGGGGTCGTCGACCTGGAGGTTCTTGAGCTCCTCCACGATCCCGGAGAACCGCGGCGAGGTCGCCGGCGCGTCCACGCCGTTGTCCTTGAGGAACTTGATGGCGACCGCGATGTCTTTGGCCTCGACGCCGTCACCTTTCAGCTTGGCTGTCAGGACGTCCGCTACGGCCGCATGGAGGGCGTCGAGAGCGTCGCTACTTGCGCGGCTCATGCTCACCCTCCAGGCGCCCGTTCAGGCGCTCTAGCTTCCCATCGACTTGCCGTAGATCGACCCTCAGGCCATCGACGGACCTGTCGAGGTCCTCTATGCGCGCGATGCGCTCGTCTTGCTTGGCATCGTTGACCTTAAGGCCCACGATGGTTCCGCCGGCGGCGAGCACGACGGCCCCCGCAATGGCGTTGATGATGCTTTCTTTAACGGTCATGTGAAGGTTACCGTCTTGACAGTGCCGATGATCCCGAACGGGTTGGTCGTGGGGCCGTAGAAGGCGTTCCAGACCCATTGAGTGTCGCCACCAACTTGAGCGAAAGAGGCCGACACGCGGCTAAATGAGAGGCCGCCGACATTCATGGTGGTCCAGCCGGAGTTCGCCCACGTGCCTTGTATCTCGAAGATCACGTGGTCGCCGCTCTCGTCCCAATAGAGGGCGCTAATGGGCGCCCCTGAATAAAGGTCGCTGGTCCCGTCGTTGATGGAGCCGATCTGGCCGAGAACGAAACCGCGGCGCCGATCATTGTTACCAGAGGACCCATCCCCGCCGGTCGTCACCGTCTGAGTGTCGGTACCTGAGCCGCCGCCCCCGCCACCTCCAGAGACCGGCGGAACGAGCGATAGAACGGGCCTCATTAGCTGAGACCCGATCCGTCTGCCGTCCAGACCCCGCCGCCCTCGTGGACGAGCGTGATCTTTCCGCCGATGGCGAGAGTGCCGGTTGTGGCCGTCCCGGAGGCGCCGTTCTTGTAGAGGCCGCCGGCGACCGCGAGTGCGAGCGCTGCGGAGCCTCGGTTGACCTCAATGAACGCGACACCGGCCGCCGGAGTGGCGTCAAGGGTTAGCGTTTGGCCGGCTCCTCCGGTGAACTTCTGGTACTGATTGTTGTCAGCGTCAGCCGCGGTCTTGCTGGTCGTCCAGGAGGTGATGGGGGTCACCGCGGGCGCTGCGCCAACCGTGTTGAAGCTGACCGTGATCGCGCCCGACCCATTGAAGGTCGAGCCTGAGGCCGCGCCGGTGCCGCCGTTGTTGAACGTCACCGCGTTCGCGACGCTGCCGGCCGAGCCGGTGATGCTGCTATCGGTGAAGGCGGTCGTCTTGGTGACGCCATTGATGCGCCAGAAGACGCCAGCCGTGGTGGTCCAGAGGTCGCCATTTGTCGGCGTCGTCGGGACCGTTCCGTGGGGCAGCCGCAGGCCTGCTCCGCCGGCGGCCGAAGCCGCGGTGATGAGCGCGCCCGTCATGGTTCCGCCGGTTAGCCCGAGGGCGCCGATGGAGTTGAAGCTGATGGTGATGGGCGCCGACCCGTTGAAGGTCGAGCCCGAGGCCGCGCCGGTGCCACTGTTGTTGATCGTCAGGGCGTTCGTGGTGGTGCCCGCGGCGCCGCCCCCCGGAGGGGTGGCCCACGTGCCGTCAGCACGAAGGAAGAGCGAGGTGCCCCCGCCAGAGGCCGGCACGAGGCCCTTGAGGGCCGCCGTGAAGGTGTCGAGGAGGGTAGTCGCCTGGGTGCCCGTGAGCTCCTCAGGATCGCCCGCGCCGGTCGTGATGCGCCCGAGGAAGCGGGAGCCGGCCGACACGTTCTGCATTTTGGCGTAGGTGACCGCATCCGCGGCGAGCTCGGCGGTGCCGATGACGCCAGCGTCGATGTTCCAGACGAGGCCCGAGCCGGAGACCGTGATGTCCCCGTAGTCCGCATCAGGGACCGCTGCGGTGGCCGGGAGGCCGAGGGCCAGGGTCCAGCCGTCGGGCTGCTGCGTGATCGCTGCGGTGGGCGCTGAGCCGACCGGGAGGATCGAAAGGGTCACGCGAGGGATCGCGCGGGCCTCGACCTCTTGCTGCCGGTAGAGCTGCTGGTTCTGGGCCTTGTCGAGGTCGTCCTCCGTGAGGACCGCCCCGTCGGTGAAGTCGGTGAGAGGCGCGTCAATCGGGGTGTCCCGATAGACCGCCCAGGCCTGTCCGGAGGGGGCAGCCGCAGCGAACGTGACTTGGGAGGCCCCGGTCCACGTTAGAGCCGCGGAGACGCCATTAACGGTGGCCTTGACGTGGTCCTTCGAGAGGAAGGGCCACGTGATGTTAACAACGGGGGCGGAGCCGCTGCCGACGCCAGTGATTGGTGAATACATGGTGTCCCGGTGGCGGCCGCTGCCGCTCTCGTTGGGGTGGGTGGCCGGTCCCGAAGGGCCGACCGTTATTGATCGGGAGTGGGCTGATCGTCGCCGGTGAGCCCGAGCTGTTGGAAGAGCTCTTGGGTCTGCCGGTCGACCTCGCCACTATCGACGCCCTCGAGGAGCGCCTTGTCCCAGACCTGGTTGGCCGCCACATGGCGGGCCAGCTCGTGGTCCTCTTGGACAAGCTGCGACGAAGCTGCCTCCGTGTACCCCCGCATCTCATCCCGGATCGCCTGGACCCGCCCGGCACGCGGGAGGGCCTGGTACTCAGGGAGCTTGATGAGGGACCGGAGGGCTTCCTCTAGGGTGAGCCCGGTGGAGTCCTTGCGGACCACCTGGCCTCGCAGCTCGAGGAACCGGCTATACTGAGCCGAGTTGAGCTTGACCCCGTGGAAGGACCGCGAGGGCTTGCCGATGTCGAAGCTGAGGCGCTCGAGCTCCGAGAGGAGCGGATCGTCCAAGTCCGAAGGTCCCGGCCCGGCCTTGAGGCCGAACAGCCGGTCGCCGCTTTCCACAGGAACCGGGCGGCCGAGTAGGCCGTCCCGCTTCACGGGCAACGTAGCGGACCCGAAGGACTGCTTGAGGAGTCCCTCGATGAACCCCGCCGCGTCGCGATCCACGCCAGCCATCCCGCGGCCGATTGACCGTTGGATGCCGGAGGCGGGCACGAAGCGCGTGGCGAAGCTCTGGAGGTACTGACCCCAACCCTGGGCGCTCTGGCCTTCCTTGACGTTGGACGCCAGCTCCACGAGGTCGCGGAGCGAGGTGAGCCAGGTCTTGGACAGGACGTTCGCCTGGGTGGCCCACATGGCCGCCTCGATGACTTGCTCGGCAGAGTTGCCGCGCTCGTCAGGCGGGAGCTCGTCCTGGTGATCCAGGTAGGCCCGAAGGTCGGCGCCCCATCCGAGGAGCGTGCCGAGCGGATCGAACCGTTTGAACTCGATGACGTCGTCGCCGATCTTGAGCGAGTAGCTCGGGCGGCTGAGGCGGGCGGAGCTCTTGTAGTCCCCGTCCAGACCCACGATGCCGCGGTCCTCGGCGAGCTGGAAGGCCGTGTAGACCATCAGCGTCCCAAGGCCGATCCGTGCGAGGGCCTCATCCCGGCGTGGTCCGCCAGCGGTGATGTCGGCCCGCACGCGGTCCTTGAGGAGACCGAGGGGGGTGTAGTCGATGGCCGTCCGCTCCAGGATGCGGAGCGGGGTCTTCACGAAGGGCACCAGAAGGTGGAAGAACGGCGTGTGGCTCATCCCGTTGGCGAGCGAGCGCAAAGCACCGGTCTCGAGCGGGTCCTGGAACAGTGCGCCCTTGGCCTCGACCTCACCGGCGGCGAGGGCTGCCTCGCGTTGGCCGGCCGAGTAGGCGTCGTCCGCGAAGCCGTCGACGGACTCCGTGAGCTGGACCATGCGGGATCGCATGTAGTCCCCGAGGGGCTTGCCCTCGAGATGCAGCTCAGCGGCTTCATGCGCGGCGATCCGCATGGCCTCCGCCTGCGCGCCCGCACGGGCCGCGACGGTGCCAGCGAACTGATCCGCGCCGTTGACGAAGAGAATGGTGCCAAGCCTCGAGGCTGAGCCCATCGCGTTCACGACAGGCCTGATCGCCTTCAGGACGAAGTTCATGGAGTGCTGCATCAGAGCCGGGGTATCCCAACTCTGGATTTGCTCCTGGAGCGCCCGCATGTCCGCGGAGGACATTGCGAAGGCACGCTCGCGGCCACTGACGTCCACGCGTTCGAAGTTGCCCTTGACGCCGCGGCGGCCTTCATCGGCCAAGCCGGCGGCCTTCTGGGCGAGGCCCTTCAGGCCCCATCCTTCGGCGTTGAGGACAACCTCCTCCATCCCCTCACGCTCGAGGAGCGACAGGGTGTTGCGCCAGGCATCGCGCCAGGCGCCGAGGACTCCGTCCACGTAGGCCCACGAGACCATCGTCTGGACCCGTGCGGCTTGCGCGTAGGTCCGGCCGAAGGGCGAGAGAGCCCACGCCTTGAGCGACGAGAGGGCCATCGCGGTGCCGTTGAGGCCCATGATGGCGAAACCAGACAGAGCGTTCGTGATGCCTGTAGGGGCCGAGAAGAGGTTCCCGCGGAGCTCTCCGAGGGCGGCGTCAAGCCGCTTGATCGTGGAGCCCGCCTTGGTGCGGGTGAAGCGCGACAGGTCGCCGAGGTCGCCGCTGGAGTCGATCAGCTTGCCGAGAAACAGTGTCCGCTCGGCGGGGTCGACCATCTTGGAGACCGAGTCCGTCGCCAGCGTGGCGAGCTCCTTGGAGCCAACCTTGGCAGCGGCGCCTTCGGACTTCGCGGACGCCTTAGCGGCCTCCTTGAGGTTCCTGGTGGCGGTCTTAGCGCCTACCTTCTGGACCATCTGGAGCGTGCGGAGTGCCCGGCCCACCTCCGACCCGGCGCCCCTCAGGGCACCCAGGAAGTAGGCGTGGCGGTGGAAGGCTTCGAGGAACTCGAGCCACTCCTGCTCACCGCCGCCCGTTTTGGCGGCCTGGAGCGCTTTCTCAGCGAGCCCTACGAGCTTCGCGGCGTGCGACCCGACGAGCGTCTGGGAGGCGTACATGACCGCGTCGAGGTTCGCCGTGTGGCCGTAGAGGTCCTTGAGGACGTCCGCCGATGTCGCCATCGCGCGGGCCGCCTTGGCGGTCATCTCTTCGGTGACGCGGGTGCCCGTGCGGCCGAGCCGCTGAGCAAGCCCCTCGTAGAGCTCTTGGATGCCCGCGTGGAGCTTCCCGAGCATCTCGGGGTTATCCAGCGCGGAGAAGTCGACCTTCAGCGGGTTGATCCCTGCAAGGCGCCCGAGGGCGTCCGCAGGGCTTCCGTGGAGGGCCTCGCGCGCGAGGACGTCAAACTCCTCCGGGGATACGCCGGCTCCGGCCTTCCGCTGGAGGAAGGTCAGGATGTCTTCGGCGGTCGCGGAGGTGTGCTCGGTGGTCGGCTTGGTGTCTTTGAAGGGATCGAAGGGTCGCTCGACGGCGGCCTCTGCGTTATCGTTGGCTGGCCGGATGGCCGGCAGGGGCTCGGGGGCCTCCACCTTCATGTCCTGCCGTGCGGTCCTCACGGCCGCATCGGCTTCCTCAAAGGACCCGCGCCAGGCCCGGTAGGCCCGCACTCCGCGCAGCCCCGTCTCAAAGAGAGCGTCGGTTAGGATGCCGACCGGAGCGTTTACCGCGGCCGCCTTGAAGCGGGCCACTAGGCGGTTATCGTCTGGCTCGCTCGCGAGCGCGTTGAGGGTGGGGCTGTCGATCCCGAAGACGTCCCGCATGGTGTTCGCGAGGTTGGTCTTCTCGGGGTCCATGATGAAGTCAGTGGCGGCGCCGGCGGCTGTTGCGCGACCAGCACGGCCGAGCCACGAGGCCGCCTTGGCGACCCCGAAGACCTCCGAGAACTTGGAGAAGGGGAGAACGAACTCCCCGATCCCCCGGACGACCCGCTCCGTGGTGCCGGCCTGCTCCTCGCCTTTAAGCTTGGGGATCGAGACCGCCGTGTGGAGCGGCGCAATCGCCGCCTTCGTGATCTCGGGGTTGCTGCTGAGGCCAGGCGCATACGGCGCGAGGTCGAAGACCGCGTTGACGGTGTCCTGGACGGCGTCCCGAACGGCACCAACGGAGGCCCTGAAGAGGGAGAACGAGCGGGTCTTCTGGGGCGCCGCGGGGCGGTTCATGGGCTGCTCGGCTTGGTCGAGCGCCTGATGGCCCTTGCTGGTGTCCTCGTAGTCCCGCTGCTCGTGCTCGAGCTGCTGAAGCTCGGCCTCTTCTTGGGGCGTTAGTGCCATTGGGGTCTCCGGGGGTTATTGTCCGAGCCGCTTGGCGCGGAGCTCCTGGATGCGCTGGAGGCGCAATTGCTGCGCGTCCTTGCTGGTGGGTGCGAACTTCTGGACGGTCTGGGCGTAAGCGTCCGCCGGGGAGGTGCCCTTGGCGACCTCACTCCGATAGAAGGCAATCATGCCGCCGAAGTTGGTCTTGTCCCCACCCGCCATGCTCTTCTCGAGGAAGGAGGAGGGGGCCTTGCCGAACTTCTGCTTGAGCTGGAACGCATAGGTTGCCACCTCGGGACGGTGGAGGTTCTCTTGCTCGCCGGCTCGGGCCGCAGCGCGGAGCATACGGTAGTTCGCGAGAGCGGCCTTTCCGGTACCAAGCTGTCCACTAGTGAGGAGCTTGTTGTCGTCCTCGACGCTGGCCTCAGAGAGGTCACCAGCGTTGCGGAGAGCAACGCGGCTGCTGACGTCCGCGGTGATGGCTGCTTGGGCCTCATAGAGCGCCTGACGGGCCTCTGAGCGGGCCTCACGGGTCGCCTCCTGGGCCTGGTTGACCATCCAGTTCTCCATCGAGAACGCAAAGTTGGGGTCAATCTGGCCGGCGTGGGCGGCTTGCCGGAGGAAGCCGATGGACGGCTTCTTGTCACTCTCGAACGCAAGGAGGACTTGGTCCGCGTTCTTGTCCCAGAGCTGCTTGCGGGCTTGCTCAGCCTTGATCCGCACCCGTTCGGTGATTGTGTCCCGAGCTTGGATGACGGTGGCGATCTCGTCCGGAGTCAGGGACGGCGTTCCGTCCTTGCGCTTGCTTTCCTCGAGCCCCTTAAGGAGCCCGATGTCGCCACGTTCGTTGGCCTCGTTGACGAGAGCCTGGAGGATGAACCCCTTGGCCTGACCCTTGTCGATGGACGGCGGCACCTGGGCCAGCGCACCTTCTAGGTCGAAGGGCGCCAGAGCGGTGCCGACTTGGGTGTCCGGGGCGGCTCCTTGCGCGAGCGCCGGGTCGTCCGCGGTAGGGACGAAAGAGGGGCCGGAAGGGAGACCTGAGGGCGCCTTGGCGGAGGCGAAGTAGTGCGACGGAGACACCAGCTTGCCGCTAGGGTCCTTCACCGTCACGTGGACGTGGGCGCCGGTGGTGTGCCCGGTGTTGCCGGAGAGCGCGAGGATGTCCCCCGCCTCTACCTTGTCGCCCTGTCGGACGGAGGTGGAGCCGAGGTGGGCGAAGCCCCACGTCGATCCGTCAGCGAGCTTGATGCGGAGCTGGTTGCCGCCGCGGGCATTGCTGAAGACCGACACGACAGTCCCCGCCATAGGGGCCTGGATGTTGGTCCCGACGGGGACCGGGAAGTCCTCGCCGTTGTGCGTCGACCCGCCTTCGCGGGGTGCGCCGATGCCTGAGCTGATGTGGCCCGCTGAGAAGCCCTGGAAGGGCGCCAGAGCGGCCGTAGGACGGGCGAACGGGGTTGGCCGGTTCGGAACTACCTGGGCGTCCGGAAGGGGCGCTAGGGGGTCCTGAGGGGGCGCCGCACGGGCTTCCGGAGGGGCACCGATGGGGGCGCCGCGGTAGAACTCGTGGACGGCGTTGTTCGCCACGGTTGACAGGAGGCGGAGGTCCGTCTGCTTCTTGATCGCGGCCTGAGCCTGCGGAAGGAGATTGGACCGAACCTCGAGCAGCGCGTTCGCCAAAGTCGTCTTGGCCTGGGGCGTGCCGAAGTCGTGGACCTTCCCGTCCGGATCGAGGACGTGCTTCTGGAAGATGCTCTCGACCAGGTGGTCGATGTCATCCAGCGTGGCCGGATGGTCGCTATCGTTGAGCCGCTCCGAGACCGCCTTCGAGGCTTCGTCGCCGATGTCCAGCGCGAGCTTCTTGGCGCCCTGGAGCTGCCATGCGTCGCGGTAGGCTTGCGAGCGGGCGAACCGCTCTTCGTTCTTGGCGCCCGCCCCGAAGTCCAGGGCTGCGGCGCCGGCGTCGGCCTGGCGCTTGTTGTTCGCGAAGTCTCCGACGACGTTCTGGCCGACCTCATTCGCGAGCCCGAGGATGCGGGCTAGGGCGTCCGCATCACTCGTGTCCGGCCGCAGGATGCGGGCATTGACTTCCCTCGCCGGCTGCTCGGTGTCGACCCGAGGGATCGTGGTGTCGCGGCGGAAGGTCCGCTGCGGTCGCGAGGTGCTCCGGGGGTCCGTCTTAGCGAGGTCCATTAATGGGTCCCCTTCTTGAAGGCCCCGGCCCCCTGCGCCGCGTTGGCGGCAGCAAGACCAATCTGGAGCCCGGCTCCGAGGAGCGTGGGCTTCGAGACCATCTGAGTATTCGCCTCAGCTCGGGCCGCCTCACGGCGGGACTCGCGGTTCGCCAGGGAGACCTCGTTGGAGAGGCCGGCCTGCATCTCAGCGTCCGACTGAAGCGCCTTGATCGCGCCGCTCTCGAGGCTGAGACCAGACTCGCCGGCTGCGACCTGGATGCGGGCTTCTTCGCGCCGCATCTGCCTCAGCCGGTTGTTGATCTCCTGCGTGGCCGCCTGGTCGATCTCTTTGGTCTTGGTCGCGTACTGCGCCTTGATCGAGGCATTGGCCGCGTTGGCCGACTGTATCTGCCCGATAGTGCTGACGGCAGTGGTGGCGACAGCCAAGCCAATGCTGATCGAGATAGGATCACACATTATCGGGTCCTCAGAAACTCTAGGAAGAGCCGCTTCTGCGGCCCGAAGGCGGGGTTGGCATCGACGACGCCGAAGCCCGCCCAGGCGAGCCACTTCATCGAGAGCTCATTCCGAGCGTCGACGTTGGCCCACAGGATGGGATAGGCTTCGTGCATCTCGCGGATGTACCGGCGGGTCTGCCGGGCGACGGAGTAAGCGGCTTCCTCCATGCCGGGAGTGCCGAGGAGCCAAGCTACCCCGACCTTCTCCCGGCTGAATGGAGCGACCCCGAATATCCCGATTGGGAGCCCGGTCTCGTCGACGATCAGCCAGCTCCGGATGGAGAAGTCCCAGGACTCGAAGAGAGTCCAGAACGGGTCCACGTCGTCCCCGAGGGACGCCTCAATCTCCGCCTTGTCGGCGGGCCGGAGGTTTGCAGCGATGTGCTCGATGGCTTCCCTTACGGTGTCCTCAGGGAGCGTTGCGGTATCAATCGCCCGCGCCGTCAAAGAGCTCTCGAGAAGAACAACCCTTCCCACTGCGCCGACGTAATCGTGCTGTCGAAGGGGGTGTCGTTGATGAGCTCGATGCGGGCATCGGTCGACCGTCCGGCCACCGAGAAGGTGAACGGAGCGGAGAGATAGTGACGCTCTCCGATGGCCGCTGAGGGGGACCAGAGGGTCCGCGGAGAGAACTCCATGACGGACTTGAGGCCGGGCTCTAGGGCAGCCGCAGCGGCTCCGTAGGGGTACACCTCGGCGCGCAGATAGGCCGTGTCCACGAGGTTCACGGTGAACGAGTGGAGCTGGAGGCGGCCGAGCGTGAGCGGACGGTTCTGCCAATCGAGCGGGAATTGCTCGGAGAGGACGACCTTGGAGGTGTAGTTCTGGCCGGCCGTGACGTGGCCCGTCTCGTTGCCGGGGACGGAGACCGCCGTGCCGGAGAAGACGTAGCCAGTGACGTCGATGATCGACTCCGGCGTTGCCGTGTCATTGCCGCGGACGAGCCGGAAGGTATCCTGCGTCGGCGCGTAGCCGAGGCTGAACGTAGTCCGATCCGTGCCACTGTTATAGCTACCCATCACACTGACCTGACGGTCCAGATAGATGGGGTTGTCCTGGTTGGCGCTGAAGGCCTCCGGGGAGAGGTCGATGCGCTCGAGGAAGGTCCCGTCGGGGCGCTTCATCACGAGCATCAGGTTGCCGCTCTCGTAGGCGCCGGTGATGGGCTCGGCATCGCCGAAGTCCCAGATGCGCCAGGCCGACAGAAGCTTCTTGTCTCCATCCCAAAAGAACTGATACACGTAGGCCGTGCGGCGCTGCTCGGTGGCGGCGGCATTACCGACCAGGATCACCAAGGCGTCCAAGTCTGGCAGCGGAATGATCCGTGAGGCGCCCTTAGGGATCAAATGGGGCACGTGGGCGGTAATGTCCGCCGCTTCGAGCGGATCGTTCCCTGCGAGGCGCGTGTATTCCTGGACAGCCGCGAAGCCACGTGCCTCCGAAAGGAAGTGCGCCTGCTCGCCGATAGCAGCCGGGCGGACGCCCGTCGCCATGACGTAGCTTGTCACCGGCTGGATCGCGATGCTGTGGGCGCTGAGACCGCTGTCGCCGTTGGTGAGCGACATTTGCTTCTGGCGCGAGAACAGCATCACGCCGTCCGCGAAGGGAAGTGCGTAGTCGATGATGGCGACATCGGTGCTGGCCGCGGAGGCCGCGAGCCCGTCGCTGTCGATGTAGTCGAGGACGGTGCGCCGCCAGAAGTCGCCGAGGTCGCCGGCGGCCGAGAAGACGACACCGTCGTCCACCGCCAGCCCGAGCCGGTTCTGGTAGAAGAAAATGTCGCGGATCGTCCGGCCAGCGAAGGGCGGCTTGGGGTTGGTCTCGTCGTCCCCGACGCGGCGCGGCTTCCAGGAGAACGGCGCGAACGTGAACGTCCCGTCGCTCTGGCGAACCAGCGCCCACGGCATCGTCAGCTCGTCAAGCGCGTTCTGGAGCCCCGGCGCTACGGTCTCGTTCCAGACCTGGCCGTCGCCCATCACATAGTAGGAGACGAAGGCGGTGTCGTTCTGGCCGAGAACCTTATAGACGCAGCCCGAGCACACCGTTGTCGGGAGCTTATCCATCCCCGTGACGGTGCCGGTGAGGCCGCCGCCATAGACCGGGTTGGCGTGATACTGGTGCGCCTGCCCGGCGAGGATGATGTCGGTGGGCGAGGTCGTGTGGTAGGTCGGGCTCGACCCGCCAAGCCAGAGGTTGTTGGCGTTCTGGGCCGTCTGATCGGCGCCGACTGCCTTGAAGGCGACAATCTTCTGCGTGTTGACGATCAGCGTGTAGTCAGCGACCGAGACCGCGCGGTAGACGTCGGCGGCCTGATCGAGGTAGCCCCATCCGCGGGGCGCGTTGACGGTCTTCTCGAGGCCGGTGGCTTCGTCGAAGACACGGATGGACCCAGACATGATGAGCACGAGGTAGCGCTCATCGACGTCGCGGTTGATGTGGTGAACGGAGTACGTCCCCGGCGCCGGCATGGACGCCAACGGGAGAACCGTCTGGGTCGGAGGACGCCGGCCGAGGCCTTCGGCCACGCGCGACCAGGTGTTGAGTTCGTCCTCAGTCTGATCCGAGGAGCGGAGGATCGCCGGCTGCTGGCTTATGCCATTCATCAGCGACGGGATGGTGCGCGTCGTGAGCGCCAAGGCGATCTCCTAGATTAAAGTGCGCGGCGGCCGACCCACTTCTGGAGGGTGGCGCTGCGGCGGAAACTGTTGGTGTCGCGGGAGCGGCGCTCGTACCGCTGGAGCAAGAAGAAGGCGCGCTCCTCATCCTCGGCATCGAACTTGTCGAGGATCGTTGAGCTGACCTTCTGGGCCTGGAAGCGGCGCGCTGCGGCCGTCGCGATGTAGGTCCGAGCGGCCTGCGGAAGGTCGTTGAACGCGAACCCCCAGATGATATCGACAGAGAGAGGGCTGTCAGCCGAGTAGGTCTCGCTGAAGTCGAACGTGTGGTTGTCCGCGTCGTAGAGCGCGAGGGCGTCCTTCTCGGGATGCCGGCGCACGGTCAGGTTCGCCGTGGCGTCCGAAGCGTCGATGTCCAGGGTGCCGGTGGGGAGGAGGATCGCTCCGTCCGCGTCCGGGGTGAGCTCGTAGCCGTAGTCCGTGTTCCAGGAATAGCCGACCGTCTCGACGTCCCGGAGGGTCTCGGTGAGGTGGCGTTTCGCATCGGCAACGTCGCCGACGCCGGCAATCTCAAGGGTGTTCACTGGAGCCTGGCCGAGGGTGCCGAGCATACGGTTCACGGCCTCGAGGTCCGTCATGGGGGCGAGGAGGGACAATGCAAGGGCTCCTGAGGGGCCAAAAAAGGGACCGAGCCGGGTGGCCCGGCCCCTTCAGAGGACAGTTGTTAGCTGCGCGGTGCGACGTAAATGTCGACCGTGACGGTCGCGCCGGCGGTGATGTTCGCACCGCCAACGGCGAGCTCGATCACTTCGCCGCCGCTCAGGTCCATCGGGATGTCGATGTCTGAGTCGGAGTCGACCTTGCTGGCCGCGGCGGCGGTCGTCGCGCCGGTGATGCCCGTGCGCGTTCCGCTCACGTTGACCTGAGCGGTCAGCGTAGCGCCAGCACCGAGGGTCGCGGCCTGACGAACCGAGACGCGGTGAAGGCGGCTCTTGAGGCCCGGCGGGAAAGCCGAAGACCTCAATGTTGTCGCCGTTGGCCGCAATGCCGTTCGTCAGCGCCAGCACCTTTTGGATGTGCTGGATGCCATGATTAAGCGATCTTGAGTTCGACAGCGGTCTTCGACCGCAGCGGACGGATGCCGACCATGCGGCGAGCGATCAGAAGGACGCCCTGCTTCTCGGGCTGGTCGACCATCTGGAAGCCGAGGTCCTGGACC